GGCTAACCTTGCAGCCTGTAAGTTACGAATAGCTTGGCTAGTTGGGATTAGAACCTTGCCGCCTAAGTGCCCACATTTCTTTTCGCTAGATAGTTGATCTTCAAAATGTACTGCGGCTGCGCCTGCTTCGATCATCGCTGACATTAGTTCGTATGCGTTTAGTGCTCCGCCGAATCCCGCTTCAGCATCTGCTACGATTGGTAGAAAGTAATCTGTTTCTACTTTACCTTCTGAATATTCAATCTGATCAGCACGACGGAATGCATTGTTAATCTGTTTAACAATCGTTGGTACTGAATTTACTGGGTATAGACTTTGGTCTGGGTATACTTGATTAGCTGTATTAGCAGCAGCAGCCACTTGCCAACCTGATAGATAAATCGCTTTTAGTCCTGCTTTGGCATGTTGAACAGCCTGTTGGCCGCTGTATGCTCCTAGCGTTGCGACATAGGGTTCTGTCGCTAATAGCTCACGTAGTTTTGTGGCACCACGTTTAGCTAGTGTATGCTCTATTTGCACAGAGCCTTGTAGTTTACGGACTGTGTCTTGTGTGTAGTTACGCTTCTTCATTCATATCTCCTTAAAAGCCTAGTATTTATGGCTCTGCACAAGAGAATGATGCTCACTTTAGGAACGGTCCTCGGGCACGACTCCTACTCCGTTCCAGCCCAGCAGCCGGGCCACCCTGTAACGCATAACGTCCTAAGGTAGGGTGTTCTTACTCTTCTCGTTGTAGTTCAAACGTGAAGTCGTCTAAGTTAATATTTGGATGTCTTGCTAGAAGTTTTTGTTGTGCATCATCTCTGCTTTCTGCAGGGATACGTGCTGTACGTCCTGTTTGAGTATGTGTGACTAACCAGGTACCTTCACCATCGTTAGAGTCGCCTTCTTCTTTGTCGGCTTTAGGAGCTTCGCTGGCGTATGATAATGGGAATCTGCGTTTAATATCAGCAACACTCTGTGCAATATCATACCCACCTGATACTATACCTGTGCTGTTAGATTTGATTTCTTCGCCTTTCTGTTCAATAGCTGCAACGATGCGTTTCATCAACCCAGGAAATAGTTCAGAGAATCTTTCATCACTGCGCACAGTCTGGTTACCGTTGTTCAACTGGTTAGTTGGGGCATGCATCTGCCACTTACCGTTGACATCGTCTGCGTTTTGTTTGTCAAAGATACTAACGATAGGGCCGTCATCGGCGTAACGATTAAACCATTGAAGTCCCGAGCTAGATCCTGTACAGAAACTTGCTTGGTATCCGTGTTCGTTGTTGAATGTATAACATGAACCATAGTTCATAGGAACAGTTACTAGGAAACGATCATCGTCGATCAGTGTGATTTCTTTCTTTTCGCGCTTGTGTTTTTCAATGACTTCTGCGTCTTTGATTCTACGTAGTTCGTTTTGATAATCGCGATCACGAACGATGTTCTGTATCTGTCTTAGGCTTTTGAATCTGTTAAAATCTTGATCTTTTTCTTTTAGTCTACCGCGTATACTTAGAGCTTTCCATGCACCTAGTGCATCTCCACCTTCACCGTTGACGTCTTCATAATCTAGTTGTCCGTTTACATATAAACGAGTTAACCATTCATCAAACTTGCCGTCGGCAGAAACATCGCCGTAGTCTGTGGCTCTTAGGCTCTGGTCTAATAGATCGCTCCATAGCTTTACGATCTGTTCGTCTGTAGGCTTAGGTCCTAGCTTGCCTATTAGATGTTTTGGAATAGTGTGATCGTGTCGCATAGCGATACCGATCATCTTGATCATCTTGGGATCTTTGATCTTGGCAGCAACATTGGCTTCGAATATTTGTTTTAGTTTCATCCTGAAATCAAACTCCTCTTAAAGAATGCCAATATCGTTCCTATCTTGCTAGTATCACCAGATGAAATATCTTTTAATAGTTTCTGTGGTCCTTCTGGAAACTGTGAACTGTAACTACCACTGCCGTATCTGCTGCGTGTGATTTCGCCAGTTTCATCTGGATAGTAATGTGATGCGGCCATTAGTACTGCTGAGTTTATGGCAGTGTTTAAGAATCCAGGAGTATCTCCTCCGACTTCTAGAGCATCGATTCCATTCTGTAATCGTTGTATGTGTTCTAGTTTATGTTTGGCTTTTTCAAAAGCATCATTCTTGATTTGATTGGCTACGTGTCCTTTGACATCGGCTATGGCGGCGTTCATTGCTTTAACCCATAGTGGTCGAAACTTTGTCAAAAGTTTTTCTTGATTCATTTCTGTAGGCGAGCTTGTGCCACGTAGCTCTTGACGTTTGCGTTGTACGTCTTTGACTTTGCCTTGCTCTTTACCTGTAAAGAACTTATAACTCTTAGGATTACCGATCTGTCCTTTTAGGAAATCTAATATGTTTCCGCCACGATCATCTGTTTTTGTTGCTGGTTCGCCGCCTGCACTAGCTACTGCTGTATATGAACGACCATCATACTTGATAGCACCCGTGCCTGTGGCTCCTTTGATCAATACCCATGTGCCTTTGTAGTTAGATTTAAGATCATTCCAAAGGATCTTAGGTATTGGTTGATATTGTTGGTCGTGTGATAGACCCATCTTGGTGTGAAGATACTGCACAGTCTGTTGTGCGCCTGGATGCCCTTTGACCATGTCTAATGTGCTACTAGCTTCTACTAGAGTAGATTCACATAGTCGAGCAAATAGTTGACAGCTTTCTAATCTCATCTTGTATTTATCGGTTAGGTAGTCTAGGACGATCATGTCCTAGAGCTCTGGGGTTTTCTACTGGGTGTACACTATCCTGTTCAGGCCAGCTATAGATATAATCACCAAACTCATCTCGTACTAATAGCCAGCGTATTCCGCCTGCAGAGTACTGATGTATCTGTGCTTGATATCCTGGGATAGTTGTATCAAAATCTATATCGCCTGTACCTACATCTTCGCCATTTTCGCGAGCCCAGTTTCCTACAGCATTTACTTCTTGTCTAGTATTAGGTCCTTGTCCGTTAAGATTACCAATCATCCAAATATCATTTGTTTCTGTGCGAGTAAACGATCTAAACAGATGTCTGCCTAGTGTACGGATAGCACGTTGCATATTGCCTGGAAGATTAGCCACTTGATGGAACTCGGGATTTTGTATACCTGCTGCTGCTAGATTGGTTCCAGCGACTGCAGGCAAGTTACGAGTGTTAACATCAACCGCTGGTAAGTTTTGTTGATCAGGTTCAGGATATCCTGGATCATCTGGATCTGCATCTATGTCTCGCATACGACCAAGCAGGTCTCGCATACGTTGATTAGGTTCTATGTTTCTTGTAGCTCTATGTGTATCAGACTGACTGGCTCTGCGCTGTTGCGGAGCATCACCTCGGGGTTCATCACGGGGTTCATCTCTACGCTCTGGTTCAGGAGCCGAAGGTAGATTATCTGCTTTGGGAGAGAAGAGATCGTCAAAACCGGACCAATCAATATCCTTATCTTTGAGATCTTGTTTTTTCTTTTTGTCCGCTTCGAGCAGATAATCACGAAAGGTTTTCATTAATCGGCTTTCCCGCACTTGGCACGTTTAGCATTTGTTAATGCTCCAAAATCTACTGGCCATTCTTGACCTGGTTGTAGCTCTTTAGCATTGGCAGGATATTTAAATGTTATTCCTGCTTGTTTTTGTATATCAGCTACGGGCATACGGAACTTGGTCAAGTCATTGCCTAGATTGCCATAAGGTTTATTGTGTGGGAATGCCCAGCCTGCTATGGCACCTGTTTGTTGATCGATAACGATCTTATAATATCCATGCGGAACGATGACTCCATTTCCGATAAATGGATCACCAGCGCCATAGAATGCCCCCACGTATATGGTAAAAGGACGATTCTGCTGTACCGCCCACCCACGGACTGATGTTTCCAGTAGTTTCCAAATTCCACGATTTAAACTTCCGTGCTGTGGATACATATTGGTCATCAAAAAACTCTCATACTCCACGATCTGTGACCAACTTAAGTCACCATCGGGAGCGGCATGTCCTTTGTCGTAGCCTGTGCCTGCGTAGTCATTAGGAGTTGGTCCTCCTGGAACTGACTGGTCCGCAACGAATGCGTTCGTACGTGGAAAGCATCCTAAGGCATTTTGTGGAAGTAGTGTGTAGGCCACGTAAGCAGGTATCTTTACAGGAGCATCATATGCTACTAGATATGCTTCTCTGCAGATAGGCTGTGCCGGTCTGCTTGATTGTGCCCATCCCCATGGGCTATGTACTTTGCAGGCATCTACTGGAAGTGGTGCTCGTTGATCCCATGCATGAGACACTGAACAGGTACCTAGACCTGCCATGGTTAAAATAAAAATACCTAAGAGTTTATTCATTTATCATCCTTTATCATTCCCAGATCACCATCTTAAATCGTTCTTTGGGAATGCCAAAAAAATCACACTTCCAATCACTCTGTGCGAAAAAATCTAAATGATGCCATTTGTCTTTGTATTTAAGCAGATCGCGTCCTGCTTGCTCAAAATCTATGCTGTTAATCACGGGCTCGATTTTATCTTTAACTGCGCATATTTCTTCGTAGCTAAACCCATCGTACTCCCAATGGAGTATTTCAAAAGCATTTCCTTCACGATCAACATAGTCCATGCTAAAGTCTAAACCCCATTTAGGACGCATGGCTATTATCTTGTATATCAACGGCAGAGTCTTGGCCCAAAATTTAAGCTGCTCCAAGGCAGCTCCTGTGTATCCTTTACGCTCAAACAATAGGCTGTGATTAAGGACAGCACCTTCCTTTTTTGTTTCCTGTGTGTACCAGTTTTGTTTTAGTGCTGTACGATGTTTACGATGCTGTTGTGTGATAGCGTCATTGGTGTTGGCAAAATGCTGTTCCAGGATAGTTAGGTCGTATCCGTTCTGATCAAATAGCGCAAGGTCTTCAGGCAAGGGTATGTATAACATCTTACCTATGGGTTTATCCCAGTAACCGTTGGGATCTAGTTGATTTTTTGTCAACTTGATCATGATTCGCTCCTTACTTGACTATTGGCCCGCCAGTGATCCAAAGTTCGCAGCTACGTGACCCTGCGCATTTGAAATGTAGCAGATTACAGTAGCCCAAATCTGCTGCTTCACGAGTCTTTTCTGCTTCGTAGGCTTCTTTACCCATGCCATCATGTATGCACTTGTACATAGCATTTGTAATGTTAAATGCCGCACAGTTACCGCAGGTCATAGTCTTAGCAGTCTTTTCATCTATGTCCCATTGCTTGGCTGCATCTTTCCAGTATCCGCCCGGTTCGTCTGGATTGGCAGGACCGTAGTGATGTTTGTCTATAGCAGTTTGTCTATTCTTAACATTAACTTCTAGGTCGTAGGTAGCGATAGGACAGCCCTTGTTGGCAGCTTCTACAATGTTGATATACTTACGATACATTAGTAGATCTCCCGCCACTGTGTGCTGACTCGAACAGTGCCAGCAGTGTCACCTATATTTGTTACTGCTACTACGTATATTTCACTGTCTGTGCTGTCATAGTTTTGAACGATGTAGTTCTTTTTAGCTGAGCTCGGTAGATCACTGGGCGGAGCACCTGCTGACTTTTGACTACCTTGTGTGGTAGCTGCTAGATATCCACCATCGATCATCTCACCACCAGTAAATGCCGTAGCACCTGCGTTGTATTCTACACCACTACCATCGTTAACTGGAACCCAACTGGTACCGGTAGTTAGTTGGCTTATCCCTGTAAGTTTGATCAACTTCCATTCCATGTTTTCCTGTGTGCCAAACACATTGACACTACCCATACGCACGATCATACGATTAGCATAGGTATTGAATGCTGTCTTTAATCTAATAGCCAACACTGGCAATGTTGCGCCTGCGGCCAGTGCTCTTGACGCAGGACTGTTTACAGCCCAATCTTGTCCTGCTTCAACATAGCCTCCTTCTGATACCACAGTAGAACATATCTGATCAAAGTATGCACCTGCTGTGGTACCTGTGTTTAAGATCTCACAGCGTACAGGCAAGTTTGGTGAGCTCATATATACTGTGGTCAAGTTGTTTGAGTGAAAGAATATATGGCAAGGTATGTAGGCACCTTCATGTACAAAACCTACTGTGACAGCCCCTACTCCTAACCATTGAAACTCAATAAAGATTAGTTGTGTTTTAGTAATATCTATGCTGAATAGACTGCCACCCTGGCCGTTGCACCGATCAATATTCCAGTTGGCCTGTGTTACACGATTTTCTACAGGAGTACCAGATGTATAAGTTCTTATAACCCAACTGAGTGTTCCGTCGCCTGCTTGTTCAAAGAAGATACCGTTGTTGTCATCAAAGTATCCTGTGCGTTTGGTTACATTGGCTGTTGCGGAATAGAATACAAAACTTGAAAGTATCTGCTGGCTCTTACCTGGCATATAGTGATGATAGAACTTAGTCTGATGAACAACACGACTAGCGGAGTTGTTAGTAGTTGTCAATCTAGCGCAGGCTTTGTTTGATTGGAACGCCACTGAACCACCGTTGAATACTTTGTCGATAAAGTTAGGATCTAATCCGTACAAGTGTTTGTAGTCACCTAGAGTAAAGGGACTACTCATACGTATGCGACCAAATGCGTCTGACTGTCCTACCTTGAGTGTAGTTCTTAGAACAGGCTGACCTAGAGCATTATACTCCATGGCCTTATGCAGGTCATTTAGATTAGGTTCTCTAGGATGATTATACCCTGTGGTATTCTCTGGCTGGTCTTGAGACATCTATCAGAATCCGTTTACGATTGTTTTGTAGAACACCAGTCCAGTGAAGGTTCCTGTTCTTTCCTGTGTAGAGTTAGACCAAGACACAAAACACGATCCAGTTACCTGATTGTTTCCGCATTGTATTCTTATTGGATAATAAGCACCTTCTGTTAACTGTATCGACCCAGATGCATCTTGATTACCATGTAGGCCACCGTTGTTAACTAGAGCATTAGCAGTAGTGAAACCAGATACTGCTGTATCGCCGATCCATAGATAACTGGCGTCATCGCTATTTGTATAAAATGTATAGGTATCAGTCTTTGGCGGTACGAAGAATCCTCTCCATTCTACACTAGTAGAAACTGGAATATTTGAATCTGCGATAGATATGGCACTTGGATAACCAAATACACTCGGTGAGTTCATTATAAAAAAATTAGGATCGTCATTAAAGTATCCTGCATACTTGTCATGCCACAAACCGTCGTAGTATAACTTTCCTGATCCTGTAATCCAAGGACGACCTTGTACAAGTCCTCCTGGATTTTCATTATTCAAAATGTCATTGTTGACATATCTTGTAGGTAACTGAGAAATATCATATTCAGATCTAAGATTGCCATCTGCTGCTCGATCTGATGCTGCTAGATCAAGTTTGGCCTTTTGGCGTAGTTCTTTTGTTGATAGGGTTGAAATACCATTTGCTGACATCAGTTTCTCTCCCCGGGATATATTCTAAAACTGTTGCCACGGAGATCAGCTGCCTGTTTAGGACCATTGACTCCTCCGCCTGCGTTTGTTGTCACCGCATCTATTGAAGCATACTGTTCATTAGGTTCGTTGGCAAATGTAGGATCTACTTCTGGTTCTTGAACAAGATCGATGATCTGTTTGAAATGGTTGATGTCTGCAGGCTGACCTGCGATAGCTACATCCGCAGAAATGGCTTGTGGTTTTTCAACTTCCACGCCTGCATCAATGTTGTCTATAAGATCTAATAGATCTCTGATTATTTCTGTTGCTCTCATAGTCCACTCAACTTTTTAATATCACTAACTTCATCAGCTTGATCGATGCTGTTCATGAACTTTAAGATCGCAGGATAATCTTCCATAGTCACTGGACTGTGCTGCGATAGCTTGATAACGATTTCAGCAACATCGTGTATGTCGCGGTCGTCTTTGATATCTTCGCGAGCCAGTTCTAACAAGCGAATAAATAAAGGTACATCGATTTTAATAATATCCATAGTACAATATTTAGCGTAGAAAGGTGCAGGATGATAGATAAAAAACCCTTTACAGAACTGCTTGCAGGACTAAAAGAAAACGGAAAATATCGTGTTTTTAACGACATCGTGCGTGAGCGAGGCAAGTTTCCCACAGCATTATGGTATGGTCCTTACAATATCAAGAACATCGTAAACTGGTGCTCCAACGATTACCTTGGCATGGGTCAGCACAAAGTTGTCTTAGACGCTATGCACACAGCCTTAGATCATACAGGATCAGGTTCGGGCGGTACACGCAACATCGGCGGTACCAGCCACTATCACGTAGCTCTAGAACACGAGCTAGCACTACTACACAATAAGGCGCGAGCACTGTTGTTCAGCAGTGCATATGTGGCCAACGAATGGACTCTTATCGCACTAGCTAAGATCATTCCTAACATACAATACATCAGCGATGAGAATAATCACAACTCGATCATCGTTGGTATCAGTCACAGCAAGGCATCTAAACAGGTATTCAAGCACAATGACATGGCTGACCTAGAAGATAAACTAGTCAACGCCCAGTTAACTGGTCATGTTCCTTGTATCGTATTTGAGTCAGTTTATTCTATGGATGGTGATGTAGGCAAGATCAAAGAGATCTGCGATCTCGCAGACAAGTATCATGCCATGACCTATATTGATGAAGTACACGCGGTAGGACTCTATGGCGCCCACGGTGGCGGTAAAGTAGAAGAACTAGGATTGGAGTCTAGGATTGATATAATCAATGGTACACTAGGCAAAGCCTATGGAGTCCAAGGCGGCTATATTGCTGCCGATAGTGACGTCATCGATGCCATACGTTCAGTGGCAGCTGGATTCATCTTTACTACCAGCATGAGTCCTGTGGCCTGTGCAGGTGCCCTAGCTGCTGTGAAGTATCTCAAGGATCATAATGAGATACGAGAGAAACATCAAGAACGTGCTCGTAAACTCAAACACAGACTAAAGGTAGCAGGTATTCCTGTTATGGAATGCTCTACTACTCACATCGTTCCTGTGCTTGTAGGTGATGCTAAGAAGTGTAAGTCAATGAGTGATATGCTGTTAGCAGAACACAATATCTATGTGCAGCCAATCAACTATCCTACTGTGGACGTAGGCACAGAGCGTTTACGCTTTGCACCTACACCATTCCATAATGATTCTATGATTGAGGATCTGGTAACTGCGCTGGTTGCCGTGTTTGAGAGTCACCGGGACTAATACGATAACGATCCTCTCCGTTTTCAGTGGTTCCCACTTCAAAGATAATGCCGCTATCGCTAAGGCAAGTTAGTTGATGTGGACTCAAAGGCGCTACTTCAAAGGCACTGCCTGTCTGAAGTTCTATCTCTCTATGTTCGCCAGTCTTGGTATCAACAAAGTTTAGTTTAAATGTGCCTTCATTAATGAACCAGCTCTTTCTACGTTCGCTGTGATAGACCATGCTAGTCTTAGCGCCTGCACGTTCAAAGACTAAGAGCTTGCCGCTATACTTTTCATTGTTGCACCAAAGGATTTCAAATCCCCAACCTCTTTCTATTCTTCCTAGATCCATTATGGTCTCCGATCGATGATTTGATCTACTAGACCATAGGCCTTGGCTTCTTCTGCTGACATAAACGTATCACGATCCATGTCACGTTCAAAGTCTTGATAGGTCTTGCCCGCAGTATTGTGCTTGACATAGAGCTCAGTTAAGATAGTTTTCATCTTAGTGATCTCTTTGTATTGGATTTCGATATCGCTCTGCATACCACGAGCACCTCCCGATGGTTGGTGGATCATATGACGTGCATAGGGCAACATAAACCTTTTACCTTTGGCTCCTGCCTGTGCAAGGAAACTGCCCATTGAGCAGGCTTGACCCATTACATAGGTTGCTACGTCTGGCTTAATAAACTGCATGGTATCATAGATAGCCATACCTGCTGTGATAACACCGCCAGGACTGTTAATAAACAAACTGATGTCTTGATCAGGATTTTCACTTTCTAAGAATAGCAACTGTGCTACGATAGTATTAGCCATGTTATCTTCTACAGGACCATTCAACATGATGATCCGTTCTTTGAGCAAGCGACTGTAGATATCGTAGGCACGCTCACCCTTGCTGGTAGTTTCGATAACCATTGGAATCAAACTCATAGTCTTTCCTTTTTGTTGTAAGTTGTATTAGTATAATGTGGCAACTTGGACACGTCAACTATATTTTATCTCAAAAGGCTCTTGTTTTCAGCAATATATGAGTATATAATGAATCTTGTAGTTAAATACTCAAAAGTAGCAAATCATGACAACACTTCTATTAAATGCCGACGCTCAGCCAGTCAGCCTGCTACCACTTAGCACTGTAGATTGGCAAGAAGCGATCAGATATCTAGTCCTGGACAAGGTCCGTGTGATGAGTTGGTACGACGATTGGATCGTTCGTTCTGCTCGTTGGGAGACCCGCGTCCCTGCGGTCATGATGCTCAAAGAGTATCAGAAGACTAAAAACTATGTGCGTTTGAGTAAACGTAATGTGTTCCTGCGTGACCGTTATATCTGTCAATACTGCGGTACACAATGCCAAAGCGAAAACGCCACTTTGGACCATGTGCATCCAATCAGCCTGGGTGGTAAGACCACTTGGGATAACAGTACTACGGCCTGCAAACGCTGTAACTACGAAAAGGCTGCGCATACCAAAATGAAGCCCAAAATCAAACCCTACAAGCCAGATTACTGGGAACTTGCAGAAAAACGTAAGAAAATGGGTTACCATATCGCTCATCCAAGTTGGCGAGATTGGTTGGGCATAGAGGGTTGACAAACTGCTTCTAAGGTGCTATACTATTGTCATAGTTAACACTTTAGGAGCAACCTTGAAAGATACCCGCTATTGGTTAGTCAGCTGGGACAACCTCGGTGTTGAGTTTCTCGAGGAAATCACAGACAGCCACCCAGACAACTGGGCTAAGAAGCATCTGTTTGATTCTATCAAGTATTCTAAAAAAATCGAAGCGCCTCTAAGTTTTAATCTCAGCCACTTAGTGATGCGGGCTCAGATGAATAGTCATCGCCACTACGAGATCTATGTGTTTACCAGCACCGCAGATATCGGTCTAAATGAAATAAAGATTTGGACTGACAGCGACCCGCAAGGATTCGCAGATTGGGTCCGTGAAAACTATTCTTATCAAGTTTTTAGCAACCGTAAAACTACGAAAGACGTGATCGTATGAGAACACAACCACAGACTATCATCCAGCAACTAGAAGCAGACAACTCACGACTGGCCAAAGAAGCTATCCTAGCCAAGGCCATGCAAGAAGGACTCGATGAGTTCTTCGAAGGTCTGCGTATGTGCTTGGACAAACTACATACATTTGGCATCAAGCAGGTGCCCGTAAAAGAGGAAGACGATGGACAGGGACTATCTTGGACTAACTTTATTGAGCTTGCGGACAGTCTATATCGCCGTAGGCTTACTGGGCATGCCGCTAGGGATGCTGTTAATCTGGCTATGTCAGTAGCTACCAAAGAGCAATGGAACGATTGGTATCGACGTATCCTTATCAAAGACCTGCGCTGTGGTGTTTCAGAAAAGACGGTAAACTCCGTGGCCAAGGACACGGGGTTGACTCAATACCGTGTGCCTGTGTTTGAGTGCATGTTGGCACACGACGGAGCCAATCACGAAAGCAAGATCACAGGCAAGAAGATCCTGCAACGCAAACTAGATGGTGTGCGCTGTCTTACTGTAGTAGACTTTGAAAGCCGTACTGTTACCATGTACACACGCAACGGTAAAGAGTTGGCTAACTTTCCGCATATCGTTAAGGCCTTTGAAGATAACCTAGACAACTTTGGACGTAGTTTTGTCTTTGACGGTGAAGTCATGAGCGAAACATTCCAGGATTTGATGAAGCAAGTGCATCGCAAGGACAATGTGCAGAGCGGTGATGCTGTGCTACATCTCTTTGACATCGTGCCTTTGGTAGAGTTCAAGCAGGGTCAGAGCTCCATGGGTCAGCGACGCCGTGTTAACTTCCTCAAGGGCTTTGAAAACATCTTTGCTGACGCAGGCTGTATCACTATCGTTCCACAGATCGAAGTGGATCTAGATCAGTTCGTAGGCAAGATCGAGTTCCAGGACTTTAACAAACAGATGATCGCTGAGGGCTACGAGGGCATCATGATCAAGGATCCTGAAGCCAAATACGAGTGCAAACGTAGCACCAGCTGGCTCAAGCAAAAGCCCTATATCGAAGTAACATTGACGGTCACGGCTGTGGAAGAGGGCACTGGCCGTAATCAAGGACGTTTGGGTGCCCTAGTATGTGAAGGTGTAGATGATGGAAAGAGTATCGCAGTTAACGTGGGCAGTGGATTCAGTGACAGCCAGCGTAAAGAGTTTTGGGAAGCCTACACGCTTCGAGCCGATAGCATCGTGGGTCAGGTCATTGAAGTCCGAGCGGATGCGGCGACTAGGAGCCAAGATAGTGAAGACCTATACTCGCTACGGTTCCCCAGATTCCTTCGATTCCGCGGTTTTGCGAAAGGTGAAAAAATCTAAAATGGATCGACAGGCTATCAAAGACCTAACCTACGGTGGCATACAAGAACTGCTTAAAAACCGTACCTACTACTATCACAGCTCAGTGGGCTCGGGCTATAGTCATTGGACTGAAGAAGGCAAGGCTGCGCTGGCGGAGTTCATGAACATGGTGGGCTTTGAAATGCTACGTGCTGAAGAAGCTGAACTGGACCGTCGTGCCAAAAAGATGGTCATGGATGGATTGAAAGGCGTAAAATGAAGTTATTTCTAGGATGGGTCCTGCATCTCATACAGGGCCTTAAGTTTTGGCAGTGGACTTTCTTTGTGGGTTGGGGCCTGCTGATCACCAGCTGGCTCACTGAAGATCCCGTCAGACTCTACTGCAACTTGGGCGCCATGGCCATATTCTTATTTTGGATTTTCAAGTGGTTCTTGGTAGAGCCCTTGATGGAAAGCTGGCATCGTTATCGCGAACAACGCGAACGCTTATTCGATACTATCAAGAACAGCGATCACTAAAGCCAAGCATTCACAGCCTGATGCCCACAGAGCTCAGTGCTGTTAGACCATAGATCCGCAGGATCCTGCTCAAAGAGCCAATCAGGGCTGGGACCACGAGCTATGAGCCAGCTAGAGCTGTGATGCCAGGGTGGGCTACCACGTAGCTCTGCTTCCAACTGTTCTGGAGCCCAAGCACAGAGCCCAAACATAAAACGAAAGTGTCGAGGGTAGTCACCATCTGCCACACAGGCAAACATCTTTTCATCGCTGGTCATAGACCAATGCTCGTTGATCTCTATGGTCTCCATCATGGACCACTCTGAACTGTGCAGCATCCAAACTGTAGTGGTGTTCACAGGGCCACCCCAGTACAGAGGAAAGTTCATGCGTTCGGGCAGATTAAGATCCACTTCACGTGCTAGATCTAGCAGTGTATGAGGTGTGGGTTTATTGATGGTCAAGCCCGCCCAGCCCCCTTGGTGTTGCTGTGTCAGCATGATCACTGACTTTTTAAAACGTAGGTCGGGCATCTTTGGGGGTGCTATGAGTAGATCACCTAGTTCTAGATGCATGATCTGTCAACTCCAGTCTGGTAAGGGGCCGCCGTATTTCTTGCCCTTGATACGTTTTCCTCGGACCTTGATGCGCTCTGAGCCTACCTTGTGGCTCTTGCCCCCATCACGGCTACGATAGCCCTGGCTCTTGCATGAAGCCAGTTGGCTAGCACCTAGGGCCGAGTCTGGCTTACCGCTTAGGCAAAGGTCTCTGCTCGCGGGTTCTTCGTCTACTAGTGATTCTCTGATGATTTCGTTGATTTTCATGCGTAGGTGCCTCGAGGGTGTGTGGGCCATGTGATGTCATAGGGCCATCCTGGCTGCGAAGGTAGATCTCTCAGGGCCTGACGGAATGCAGTCCAAGAGTGCTGTTGCTGTGTGGTCATCTGTGCCCAGCGATCTGGTAGTACATAGACGTCACTTTCTCTAAGGAACTTGTCACGTTGACTGCGTGTGGCCAGGGTGTCTTCTGCGAGCCTACTTACTCGTTCTTGTGCAGTGATAGTTCTAGTCTGCCACTGTAGATGCCACTGTCCATTGACCTGTACAGGACCCACTTGTTCTACTATCGTGCGGCGATCCATGGGCTTAGAATGGTCGGGTTCTGGGGGCGCATCAAGCTGGATGTTCTGGCCCTGATCTCTTAGCTGGCGATATAGTTGTTGGTCAATCATATGTGTATTTACGCTCCGTAGATGATGCCCGCGACTAATATGTCACGGGTCAGCTGTTTCTTTAGTGTTTTGAAGTCTGCGCCCACATCATACCACTGTATGTAGCCACGTTCATCGTGATAAAGCACCTGTGGTGTCGTTGATGTGACATCGGGTATAGTATTGCCCACAGCATCCTGTCCAGGTAGGCCACGTGGACCCTGTTCGCCCGGGGCTCCCTGTGGACCTTGTGGTCCAGCGATAGTGACTATGCCTGTGACTGTGTCAGTGGTAGCTGTGCTGCCCGCAGCGACCTGTACAGTGACGGTGGCAGTGGCAGCAGCGGCAGCAACATCAGCAGTGGCTATACCATAGCTCACAGGGTTCAATCGCAGGGTAGTAACGCTGGTACCGTCTACTGCGCTTTGTCGTGTGAATCCCTGTGCAGCAGCAGTGACTAGATCGCTTCGTGTAGTGATGGCCATTATTCTCTCTCCACCCAAGTGCCCCAACCGGGAAACTCTGTGTCTATGACTGCCTGCATATGATCAGCATTGTGCATGGCTACCAAACTGTAGAAATCTTTAGAGCCCACACGCTCAGTCATGAGCATCATAGAGTTGTTGGGATCCGCGACGAATGCTCTAACAGACGCTAGTCGCTCAGAGTCAGGATCAGTGAGTTGATATATGATTCTCATATACATATTTAACCCTAGTTCACAAGAATCCAAAAATGCAGAGCAGAGACTTTGACTAGGCGAAGCCCTAGCGCAATTTTTATAGCCGCGAAGCGGCAGCGGTCGCGAAGGGTTTCTAGCAGAAATCCAAATGCTGTTGACGAGTTAACTCAGGATACTGTAAGTGTATCCAAGCTAGATATCTCTCTGGAACGAAAAAGTCTATGCAGTCCCCGCGAAACTCTAGATGACCGCCTAAGGGTTGTACGCGAGCCCATATGGCTTCTTGATCATAGGCAACCGTACTAGTAAGTCTTAGACACACAAGCGATCTGCGATGTATCACGTTATAAGAGTAATAGGAATGTGTACATGACCTCAGAGCATTCTATGAGCACTATGTAGCGATCACCAAAAAAGTCCAGTTGATCTGGATTGACTTCATCGCGTATGAGCGTGTGTATGATGCGTATGGGCTGGCCTGAGTCTATGAAGTCGTGTAGACGTTCCAGCTGGCCAAGATCATAGTCTAGAGTGTACATACTGCTATTTAACGTAGAATCAGGGCTTGCGGGCCGCTAGAGGCTTAAATATGCATATGAATAAACTAGTTCGTACTGTAGTAGAAGATGATGTTTGGTACGTGTTAGCACTCTTATTATTGAGTGTGATCAGCTTTAACTTGGGTTTACTCATAGGCTGGATTTGGATACTAGCACGATGATGTCAGTCTACTATCTAGTACACAAGGACACGGGTCGTAGACTGCGCTACTATAAGAATCGGGCAGGAGCCCGAATAGCCCAACGTGCTCGTAACTCGCACTTGGGCTTTAAAGATCGTGTAGAACGAGTAGACATAGGCAACTGGGAAATGGAACAGTGTAGACTACAGGACGGAACTATAGTAGAAGCAACTTACTGTATAGTAGAAGATACCGTAGATACCATAGACTTCATAGAAGCTGCAGACTAGCAGGCCCCGCTGCAAGATGTTGTGTGCTTGCGCACAACAACACTGGGTCATGTGCGTATGCGCATACGGGTCAGTAAATGCAGAAAAGTGTGATTTACTGATCGGAGGTCTGCGTATAGACATCGCTACAGGGGGTCTAGGGTGCAAGAGAGTGCAGAAAAGTGTGGATTTGTGTGAAAAAGTGTGACCATTTAGCATAGCCTCTCTGACCACCGAAGCCAAAAAATCTTTTACCTTTTAGGCAGGATCTCTACCTTGCTCAAACGGCGTGATTCCACCATTATTCTACCACGATCTGACCACTCTTGATGGCCGTCCCATGGTGCAGTCATAGGCCCCGCTGCTAAGGATACACACACTGTAAATACTAGTATGCAGAAAGTTAGACTCATCACTGAATATCAAGACGGCCGTCCTGTATATACTGTACGCGATTCTTGGAATCTCACTGTCATACAGACCTCTAACTATACACTAGCACGTGGCTTCTTTGAGATGTGCAGTCGTGGGCACACGGCTCGTACACTGTTCATGATTAGTCGCAGGCCTCGTCGCTACTACTCTAGATAGCTAGGCCCCGCTGCTAAGGATACTATATTTTGGACTTGACAGACCTTGTGTGATCACATATAATATACACATGCGCAAGAAACGTTTGCTTAGCCAAAGTAGAGGAGAACCCATGACACTTCCAGATGAACGATACCGTGCGGTCAGGATGGCCGAACGATTCATGCAGGATTTGCTGGATCCACGTAAGACTCCTAGAGTGCCCAAGACTATACGTGCCCAGGCTCGCAGTGTACTACGTCATTATCCCTCAACGTATGATCTAGATCGTGCAGCACAGGCAAGTCCTGAGATCTTTACTAAGCAGCTAGATCCTCTCTACAAGATGGTCAAGCAGCATGACATGAGGGATCGCATGACTGAAGAAGTAGAAGAAGATCTACGCGAAGCCCGGAACACGGGACTTATATAAACAGCAGCTACAGCAGCAGAGTTTTCCGGGGGGCCTATAGCTCAGACGGTTAGAGCAGTGGACTCATAATCCATTGGTCCTTGGTTCGAATCCAAGTGGGCCCACCATCACAACAACAGCAGCTACAGCAGCAACTATGAAGAGATCTCCTAATCCCATGGACCCCCTAGACGATGTCAAACGTTGGTTCGCGGAGTTGTGGCCCGTGCAGCAGTGTGCGGTCATCGTGGGAGTTCTAGCTGCGCTCGCTGTACTAGTTGCCTGGGCCCTGCGAGGACCTTGACCCCGAGGCTGCATGTGCTGCGAATTGACCGGGGTCATGGGTCGAGGTATGCGCAGCACGTGAGCTAGCTCCGGGGAATCTCCTAGACTGTGGATAACCCTGTGGATAACTTTTTTTAAACGAGTTGGCGATTTTGGTTGACAGATTGGGCTAGGGGTGCTATACTATATGCATAATGAAGGAGCGAGCAATGCGGGCCAAACGTACAGACCGGAATCACATCGTATACGAGCTGCAGGTACCTGCGGGCAACTACATCGGCGTTACAGCTAAGACTGAGACTACTATTAATAAGAGTGTACGTGCTCGCGCTGCCAAGCACTTCTATCGTGCCCATTCAGAGAACAAAGATTGGGCCCTGTGCTGCGCTCTGCGAGATGTCGCGAGCAAGGATGACATCACTATCATAGTACATGCTGTGATCCGAGGCAAAGCTGCGGCACATAAAGAAGAGGTACGCATCCGGCGCGAAATTAAGCCCACGCTCAACACAGATGTGCGCGGCGACTAAAAAACGGTTGACATTTTGGCTAGAGAGTGTATAATACACACATGTTTAACAAGGAGCGCGATATGCTAACACTTACAGCACAGCACAACGAAGACGGCATGTTAACACGTGAATACGACTGCGACTTTACAGTTACTACAGCTGGTGACGGCTTGTGGGGCTGTGAAGCAGGCAGACAAGTGCGTGTGACTGCGATTAGTGTAACAGAAGAAGATGACTATAAGAGCATTTATGTTACACACAACAGCACGTGGGACATTTACACAGACACAGCGTTTGAAGATGCTATTAGCACAGCACTAGGCTACGAAGTGCGTTTTACAGAGCAAGGCATGCAAGAAGACGAGCTTGCTAGCATGGAATAAGCTAACAGCAGCAGAGGGGTTGACAAGGTGCAGCTCCTCTGCTATAATACACACTTAACACACAGGAGCGAACTATGGGTACACGTTGTCTTACTTTTGTCTACGATGGCGACATTACTGAGGGTGCCATCATCAATCTCTATCGCCAGTACGACGGCTACCCCAGCGGGCACGGTGCTGAGCTAGCACGTTTCCTCACACAGGGTACACTAGTCAACGGCCTACGTGGTGAAGATCGTGTGGTGTTCAACGGTATGGGCTGTTTGGCTGCGCAACTGGTCGCACACTTCAAAGATGGCCCCGGGCAGTTCTATCTCTACCCCGTGACTGCTGCAGACTGCGGCCAGGACTATGAGTATCACGTCTACGAGCGCGATAACATCATACACGTACAGGTCCGCGATCGTGGCTGCAACATGTTTGGGCTCACCATGAGCGAGACCAATGCTGCGTTGTTCGATGGGCCCATTGGTCGCTTCTACGAGTACTGCGAGGATAGGCAAGCAGCATAACCCTTTGGACTCTAAGGGTTTTTTCTGGGGTTGACAGGGTACCCAAAACCCTGTATAATACAGACTTGTTTAACACACACAGGAGCGCAAAATGGAAGCAACGCAACGCGAGTATTTCGTACGTCGTCTCAACGAGATCGCACGTGAAAAGGTGCAGGCTAAAGCAGTAGAACTGTTTGGGCCCACAGGCCGTCCTCAGCAACCCACGTGGGGCATGGTCTTTGAAGGCATCCGTTCCGGAGAGATTACCCTTAAAGAAGACAAGGTGGACTACACGGGTCCTTACCTTAACCCCAGCGATGTAGTGTGGCCTGCTATGGAAGCCAAAAAGGCAGAGCTGGAAGACTACCGCAAGACTGTAGAGCGCGAGCGTCAGAGTGCCGAAGATCGTGCTATGCTAGACGCAGACGCACAGAAAGCCCTTGATGCTTTCCAGGGTATTTAACAAATAGGTTGACAGGGCCTTCGGGCCCTGTTATAATACGATTTTAAACAACATAGGAGCGAAGACTTATGCCAGCAATCATCGAGATGCGCGAAGGTACCTATAAGATCCGTGGCGCTGAAGTGTCCATGGCGGGTAACCGTTTCGAGCTCGTGGAACAATACAAAGAAGGCGCCAATGGCGGTTATGTTACTGTTGCGGGTGGCTCAGTATACCCAAAGAATGCTGGTATTCCAGATCGTTCAATCCGCATCCGTTGTGCATCAGCACAAAGCTACGTGGTAGTCTCTGGGGCAGTGCCTGCTACGCCCGCAGGTGACAAGAGCCTAGAGCAGATCAAGGTTTCGGATGAAGTAGTCGCACACGAGACTGATGAGCAGATCGTAGAGCGACTGCGTGGCCGCTTCCAAGTACTCAAGGACATGACCAAAGCAGTCAAAGAGGGCACCGTGCGAGCTATGATCGTCACTGGCCCTCCAGGTGTGGGCAAGAGCTTTGGTGTCGAAGAAGTACTGTCGCGAGACGATCTCTTTGATACCCTGGGCAATCGCAAGCCCAAATACGAGATCGTCAAGGGTGCTATGAGTGCCGTGGGTCTGTACAGCAAGCTCTATCACTACAGCGAAAAAGGCAACGTTATCGTGTTCGATGACTGCGACTCTGTGCTGTTAGATGATCTTAGCCTTAACATCTTGAAGGCTGCTCTGGATAGCTCTAAGAAGCGTACTATCTCGTGGAACACTGACAGCCGTATCCTGCGCTCTGAGGGAGTGCCGGACAAGTTTGAGTTCAAGGCAGGTGCTATCTTTATCACTAACATCAAGTTTGAGAATGTGCGTTCTAAGAAACTGCAGGATCACTTGGCGGCTTTGGAGTCACGCTGTCACTACATCGATCTCCAAATGGATACAGATCGTGAAAAGGTGCTTCGTATCAAGCAGATCGTCACTGACGGCATGTTGGATACCTATGAGTTCGAGGATGTACAACGCGATGAAGTCGTAGACTACATCATCGAGAATCGCGGCAAGATGCGTGAGCTGAGCCTGCGTACGGTGCTCAAAGTCGCAGACCTGCGCAAGAGCTTTCCTACTAACTGGCAGAGCATGGCTGAAGTCACTGTCATGAAGCGAGGTTAACATGGAATGGACACCCAAAACATGTCAATGGATTGGGCCCGACAAGGACCCAGTCCGTGACACAGATCTGTTCACTTGCCTGAGTGCCGTGATGCCAGGCAAGAGCTACTGCGCAGAGCACTACTCAAGGGTCTACATGGGTGGTACAGCTCTGCGTCGCAAGCGCCAGAACAAGAAGGAGCTCGAAGCTGAGCTGGCTAAAATAATGTGTAAGGATGAAGATCATGAACACTCTGTTTAAACTCGTAGGGCTTCTAGCTCTGATTATATTCTTTATCGCGATTGGTCCACTGGCCGTTATTTGGGCGTGGAACACGCTGTTTGGTGCTACGCATGAGATCCCGTTCACCTTTTGGACGTGGTTGGCCGCTGCTATTTTGATGGCAGTGCCCCAGGTGCGTGTTAAAACGGCAAAATAAGCCATTGACCTTTGCGGTAAGGTTGTTGTAATATAAAGGTACGCTGTTGAACTACAGCTATATTAACTTTAAAGGAAAAGGCAAACTATGAAGTTCATCAACAAAGATACGAAGACCTACAAGGTTTTCAATGCACTCTACAATGGTGCTGCTCTAACCCAAAGCCAAGCTGAGAAGCGTTTTGGCGTGGGTAACCTGGCTGCAGAAGCAAGCCGTATTCGTCAGCATGGTTATGCTGTTTACGCTAACAGCCGTACAGCTGGTAATGGCGTGACTGTTACCGAATACGTCATGGGCAAGCCAAGCCGTGAGATCGTTGCTCTTGGCTACAAGGCTAAGGCTCTAGGCATTACGCTCTAAGAGCTTATCGGTTCAAAATCCAAGCCGATTCGCTCCCGGGGCGGGTTTTGGGAAGGGTCCTTTAGGGGCCCTTTCTTTTTGGCCCTGTGTTGCATAAAAGCCACACCTCGCCGGCACTCCCGCCTGTTGCAAAAATACAACAGTTTTTTTGGTTGACAGCCCTGAGTAAATACCGTATAATAGAGGCATAGTTAGGACATAGGAGCGAGCTATGCAGTTTACAGCAGATCAAGTTTGGGGTGCCGCAGCCGCTGCCCAACGCATCAACGGTGAGTACCTCAAAGAGGACAAAGGCCGTTACACTGACGAAGGCTACGTAGTTGATAAACGAGCCAACAAAGCTATGGTCAAGCAATGGCTCCGCGAGGGCGATTTCAGCCAGATCACTGAGGCCGATTATGCTGCTGGCCGCAGCGCCCGGGATCACTTCAAATCCTACACACTGTTGGCGCTCACAGGTAAGATGAACGATTTCCAAACCACGGCTATGAAGATCGCTGCTATGGAAGAGTTCACAGGTAAAAACATGTACGAGTTCGCTGTTATCAGCTGCCTACCCAGCGTGGCTGTGCGCGATCAGGCCCGTACGGAACTCAAGCGAGAGATCTATGCCTCTGAGCAGCTCAAGGCTGCTGTAGGTGATACCATCGTCGGGGAGATCACTGTGGTCAGCGCAAGGTATAACCCTAACTTCGACAAGTATCGCGTCAACGCCCGTATGGGTGAGAGCTTCGTGGACTTCTGGTTCGGCAAAGCCCTTGAGGGCAGTGTGCGGGTCAAGGCCAAGGTCAAGGCACTCCGTGGCGATAATACAACACAACTGAACTACGTCAAAATAGTTGGTTGACAAAGAGCTCACTTGGTGCTACAATAATGATACTGAGAGAGCGTTTTTAACCCTGAGAAAGAAAGGTCTAGTATGTCAAAGCAAGATATCTCTATTCGCCAAGTTGGCCCTAAGGGTGCCAAGAAGGCAATCCGCAAGTCGCTGACTGTGCGTCGCCCTGTGTTCCTGTGGGGCCCTCCAGGCATTGGTAAGTCCGATGTCGTTAAGCAGATCGCTGATGAGCTCAACCGTGAGGTCATCGACGTCCGCCTAGCTCTTTGGGAGCCCACTGACATCAAGGGTATCCCCTATTACAATGCAGATGTAGGCAAGATGGTGTGGGCACCGCCCGCAGAACTGCCTGTGGATCCTGAGTCCACTGCTGTGATCTTCTTGGACGAGCTTAACTCCGCTCCTCCTGCTGTTCAGGCCGCGGCCTATCAGTTGATCCTTAATCGCCGTGTTGGCACCTATGTCCTGCCCAAAGGCGTTGACGTAGTCGCCGCTGGTAACCGTGAAGGTGACCGTGGTGTTACCTACCGTATGCCTGCTCCGTTGGCTAACCGCTTCGTCCACTTGGAGATGAAGGTAGACTTCGATGACTTCCAAGACTGGGCTACGCTCAACAAAGTCCACCCTGATGTGGTAGGTTATGTGGGCTTTGCCAAGCAGGACCTCTACGACTTCGATCCTAAGAGCCCTAGCAAGAGCTTCGCAACTCCGCGTTCTTGGGTGTTCGTGAGCGATCTGCTCAAGGACGATGACACTGATCAAGATACCCTGCACACTCTGGTCGCAGGTGCTATTGGTGACGGCCTTAGCATGAAGTTTATGGCTCACCGTAAGATCGCAGGCAAGATGCCTAAGGCTGGTGACATCCTCGACGGCAAGGTCAAGGACCTCCAGATCAAGGAAGTGTCAGCGATGTATTCTTTGACCGTTAGCCTCTGCTACGAGCTCAAGGATCGTGCAGACAAGAAGGTCAAGAACTGGGACGAGGGTGCCGATAACTTCTTCCGCTACATGATGGATAACTTCCCTACTGAGCTGGTAGTTATGGGTGCTAAGACCGCGCTCACCAACTATGACTTGCCTTTGGATGCTTCGAAGATGAAGAGCTTCGATGAGTTCCATAAGCGTTTTGGCAAGTATGTTTTGAGCGCCATGGAGAACTAGACCTCTCCAGCGCCAAAGGGCGGGGACTTCTCAGGGTCGCCCGCCCACCTTTTTCGGTTGACAAATAAATAAACAGAGCATATAATAGAAGCATACTAAGAAGGAGCGTGTTATGGACCCGATCGTAGAGAAACTGACAACTGCCCGAGTAGGACTGCTACTCAAGGAGCCGTTCTTCGGCAACATGGCTACTCGTATGCGTCTGCTCGATGCCAGCGACTGGTGCCCGACTGCGGCAACTAACGGTCGTGACTTCATGTATAACAAGAAGTTCATCGAGAAACTTTCTATCAAGAAACTAGAGTTCCTGTTTGCACATGAGATCTGCCACTGCATCTTTGACCACTTTGGTCGTGTTGGTAGCCGCGATCGTCAACTGTCTAACATCGCACAGGACTTCGCTGTTAATCAGATCCTTATCGACGAGCGTATCGGCGAGAAGATCACTGAGGTTAAGATCTGCTACGATCCAAAGTATCGTGGTATGGCCTGGGAAGAGATCTACGATGATCTGTATGCCAAGGCAGAGAAGATTCCTATGGACCAGCTCTTGAAGCAACTTGGTGACCTTCTCGACGAGCACATCAAGGAAGGCGATGGCGGCGGCAAGGACGGCAAGGAAGATCAAAAGGATGGTCGCCCTAGCATCTCCAAAGAGGATGCACAACGCATCAAAGACGAGATCAAAGAGGCCATGATCCAGAGTGCCGCGGCCGCTGGTGCAGGTAAGACTCCTGCAGGTATCATGCGTATGATCAAGGACATGACTGAGCCTAAGATCAGCTGGCGTGAGTTGGTGCGTCAAGAGATCCAAAGCATCATCCGCAACGACTACTCCTTCACCCGCCCTAACCGCAAGAGTATGCACTCAGGTGCGGTGCTTCCAGGCATGAAGGAAGCCACTACTATCGACATCGCTATCTCTATGGATATGTCAGGCAGTATTGGGCACGAGGATGCAACTGTATTCTTGAGCGAGATCAAGGGTATCATGGATCAGTATGAGGACTTCAGCATCAACCTGTGGTGCTTTGACACAGAGATCTATAACCACAAGACTATCACTCACGACAACGTCGAAGACTTGGTAGACTACGAGCCTCAGGGCGGTGGTGGAACTATGTTCGAAGCCAACTGGGAGTTCATGCGTGAGCAGAACATCCAGCCCAAGAAGTTTATCATGTTTACGGACGGTTACCCCTGCGGTAGTTGGGGTGAGGAAGACTACTGCGATACTATCTTTATCGTTAAAGGAAACACACAGGCTGAGTCACCCTTTGGCCAGACTGTGATCTACGAGAAAGAGGTAGCCTGATTTGGGAGTGCCAGGGGCTGTGGCTAAAATGCCACAGTACCCTAGGCCCCGCTGCTACACGTATGCGTGTAAGTGGTCTTGACAGATTGATAGATTGATCGTATAATATAGATACTGACACACAGAAAGGAGCACCAAGATGTTGAAATATGTCGTGGTTTTTGTAGCTGGTATAGTGTTCGGGCAAGTCGGATTCTCTGGCGTAGCTCGTATGCTAGATCATGGTGTTGATAAGGTTAAGACAACTTCCCAGGAGATGGCACGATGAGCAGACTAGATCAGATCGCTTACGAGATCGAGCAACTGTTTATCGAAGGCCTTAGCCCTAGGATGATCAGTGAGACCCTTGGAGTGCCTGTGAGCATGGTCCATGACTGGCTCGCTAGCAACAGCCTCGATGATGAGGACGGCTGTGGTCCTGACCTAATAGAGGATGAGTTGAGTCCTTACTCAACTGTAAACAGTTAATGAGTAAACTAGAGTTCTACGCAAGGCCCTTAGTGGCCTTCGACGCTTACAATAAAGATCATAGGCGCTACTACGCAGAGTTCCTAGAATATGGCGGATGGGGCCGTTGCCCTGTCCGTTTCGTTTGTCCGGAAGATTATGGTATGGACCTGCCTACTATGATCAAGCATAGGTTAATCCAGTACTACGTGGATCGTGAGTTTGGGGGCAGCAAACTATCACAGGAACGATCTAAGGCCCTAGCTGAGGATGCTGACCGTATGTACAAGGAAGCGGGCAGGCTGCGCAAGGAGAGCCAGGCTCTTCTTAAACCCCGAAGGTAATTCTGCAGCGAATTGACCGGGGCTAGCTATGCGTGTACAGCATACCAGCCCTGCAAAAAGATTGGTTGACAGCTCGGGCTATAGCTGCTACATTACACGGGTAAACAAAGGAGCAAGCCCATGTATATCCATCTCAAGTATACCGACAACAGCACGATCTACAGCATCGATGGTGAGCAGATCGAGTTCGTAGGGGGCCGTAGATCAGGGGACGTGGTCGTAAACGGCGATCATGTGTATCGTTACCAGCTGCGCGGTGAATACGTGCAGATCATCGATGAATACGACGATCTCGTAGAAGAGTTTGAGGACAGCGACGATTACTGGGAACGCTACGCTATGGAACTGGCGGGTGTGGCATAAAAGCCACACCTTTTTCTTTTCTGCAGATTTTGGTTGACAGTTTGGATTTTTGGTGCTATACTGTAGGCATACTAAGGAGAGCGAGTTATGGGATACTTTGCAAATCTGGAACTGGAAGTGATGAGCATGGCCCACGATATGGGTGATGATTTTGGCCAGGACGAAGGCACGATCCTAACCATCAGCGAAACGCTAGGTGTATCCCCAGAAGAAGTCCAACGAATCCTAAGCAGCGATTCTGATGCGGATTACGACGGTCAACCCGACGAGATGCAGGAGTGGCACGATTTTGACCCTGACTGCTAAAGGATTTTGGTTGACAGTTTGGACGTTTGGTGCTATACTAGCATCATAGTTAGATAAAAGGAGCGAAGAATGTATCCAGAGATTTCAGAACAAGAGCGTGTGGTCCGTGCCCTCAAGGGCTGGCAGTTCCTGCGCTCAGAACACGGTTGCCTCTACGATCGTGGCTCAGCAGACTCTTACTACGGCCGGGCTCGTCGGCCGCACTACGGTGGAGTTGGCGGCGAGTCAGGTCCCCGCGTTGAGGTTACGGATCCTGAGAGCGTGGCCGAATACATGGCTGGCTACGACTACAACGAACGCTACGGCGACAAAAAAGATTGGCGCTGATCGGTTGACAGATTGGTATTTTGGTCGTATAATACACATACTAAACAACTTAGGAGCGAATCAATGACACAGTCATCAATGGAAAAATCCGGAATGTTCTGCTTTATCGTAGGACTGCTCGTAACGATCTTCGGTGTGGGCGGCATTGAGCAGAGCTTGGACAACTCCGGTCTTTTGCTGGGTGCCTTGGTTTCTACCGTGGGATTGATGATCATGGGCTGTGGCGCGATGATGATCCAGAATGCAGAGGCCTACAAGTGATCAAGCCCGAGGAACTGGACTATCTACGCCGCGCTCTGGATGCCCTGAGTGCCCCGGAAACGACCGCGATGGCCCAGGCTAAGATCCTAAGGACCGTGAGCCAGATCGCCGATCGAGCCTCACGTGAGATCGAGCAGAGGTTCGTGGATCGGGTAGACCAGAACTTGGCCAATCAACATTTGGTTGACATTTTGAAACGCTGAGTGTATAATACACATACACTTAGGAGAGCGATATGAGAGATTTTAATGCAGTTGGTCATGATCTACAAGCGATTGATGGACTCTTGGATCAGATCGAGGAACTGGCCATGGCCCTCCCGATCAGAGCCGGCCAGAAGAAGATCATCCAGAGTAAGATCTACGATCTATACACAGAGATCGAAGACGGTGTTGAAGTGAGTTCAGTTGACTTTGACTGATTTTGGATGTATAATACTAACTTAACTTAAGGAGCGAACCTATGCCAAACTGGTGCAACAACTATGTGGAAATCAGCCACAAGGACCCTGAGAAAATCCGTGCTCTCGCAGACGCATTCAATCGTGGAGAGTTTTGCCAGCATGTGATTCCTACTCCTAAAGAGCTCACTGACACAGTGTCAGGCTTCATGGGCGAGGACAAGCGTGAGGCCCACGAAGCACAGCAGAAGTCCAACCTTGAGAAGTATGGACATGCTGATTGGTATAGTTTCCAGACCAGCCGTTGGGGCACCAAGTGGGATGTGGGTGGCGATGACTGCAACCCTGCAGACGTCAGCGAGGATGGCACTAGCATGAGCGTGGGCTTTGACAGTGCTTGGGCTCCTCCAGTGGGCGTTTACCAAGAACTGACCGAGCAGGGCTATGAAGTGCGAGCCATGTATTATGAGCCCGGCATGTGCTTCGCTGGCGTCTTTGAAGATGGCTGTGAAGACAACTATGACCTGAGCGAGATGTCCAGCAAACAGGTCCGCGATGAGATTCCTGAGGACTTGGATGAGTGCTTTGGCATCAGCGAGTGCATGGAAGAGTATGAGCGTGAGAATGAGGAAGAGCTCACACAGTGGATCCGTGAGGGTGCCGAAGCCAAGGAGCAGCCGCTGTGATGAATGTGGTCAAGTTGGACCGACGCTATGACGGGCATGAACGCTTTAGTCACAGGGTCGAGTTCACTGGCTACACAGGGCAAGGGCGTGTGATCCGTGTCAAGCAATGGGTCCGCGCCCGCAACTGGCTTTGGCAACAGTTTGGCGCCAGCGGAGAACTGTTCTGCGCTCGCCCAGAATACTTCGACGGCACACAGCCGGTTTGGGCTTGGGATGCAGAAAAGTCGAGTATATACCTAAACAAAGAAGCATACACGATGTTCATGCTACGCAAGGAGTTTTGGGAAAATGAAGCGAACCTTTGAGTTCAAGTTTGAAGTCCTTTGTGCCGGAGAGGGCACAGCGGACGAGGCTAGGGTCGAGCAGATGATCGATCTGGCCATGCAGGATCTTATCTATGACGACGAGTTCATCGCTGCTCTAGATGAGAAGGAAGCTGTGACTATTCGGGTCACCAAACTAGGAGATTTTGGTAAACCGAATGGTTGACAGTATGGATTGGCTATGCTATATTAGTAGCATACCAAATAGGGTTGGTATACTTTTAAACACACACAGAAAGGCACATTAAAATGGCAACTGAAAAGAAGTTCTCCGTAGCTGGCGTTTCGACGCTGAATGGTAAGACTAAGATCCGTTTCGCAAATGACTCGATGCGAATCAAGATCCTCGCAAAGAATGGTCACAAGGACGTTGACTTGATCAACCTTCCTAACGAGATGACCAAGGCTGAGATCGCTCAGCACCTGTACTCTACAGGTTATGGCACAGGTAAGCCTGCAGTGGAAGCTGCCATCGCTTACGTAGCCAAGAAGAACGGCGTCACCCTTGCTGCGCCTGCAGCTAAGGTCGAGACACGTGAAGCTGTTACTGCCTAATCCGATTCGCTCCCGGTAATAGGCACAGGGCGGGTGTACTCGATGCATCCGCCCTTTTTTTATCTCTCTTAGGAGTAAATAATTCATGGAACTGATCTTAATTCTATTCACGGTATTCATCCTGGGATTCCTTCTGGGCCGCTTCGTAGAGCGTGTGTTCTTCCGTATGATCCTCGGCGAAGTGCTCAAGGATCTAGGCATCAAGCCCGCAGACCTTCGTAAATTACGCGAGAAATTAGAGCGGGAGATCACCGAGGACAGCGATGAGAGTGCCGAACCCGAGCTGATCCAGATCCGTATCGAGCAGCATCAAGGCCAGCTCTATGCCTATCGCAAGGACACAGAGCAGTTCGTAGGACAGAGCTCTACAGCTGAGGGACTACAGCGAGAGATCCGCAGCCGCTTCAAGGACACGGTTAAATTCATCGTTGATCGGGCCGAGGGTGGCGATCTACTGTTGCAAAAAAACAACACCTAAATCGGTTGACCTTTTCGCAGTTTGGCAGTACAATACACATACTGACACACAAAGGAGCAACTATGCGCACAGACATCCGTGATTTCATCCTCAGGGACGCCACACTCGAGGATACCTCTGAAATGATCGATCTGATCAAACAGCGGCGCACCAAGCTGTCAAAGATGGCTACCATCAACCTCATGGCCGGGGACAAGATCTCATTCACCAGCAGCCGCACCGGACGTTTGATGGTGGGCACCGTGGAAAAGGTCGCGATCAAGAACTGTATCGTTAACACAGCCTTTGGTCGCTACAGGGTTCCCGCAAACATGCTGTCTAGGGTCGAGGACTGATGTCAGGTTGGATCGTCTACGAGGTCCGCTCGGGCCGTATGGAAAAGTACTACAAGCGAGCCAGCACGGCCCGTAGGATAGTCACACAGCACAACACTCCACGTGAATACGATTGGGGTCAAGGCTACGGCACATACCGCTACGAACCTCGCGAGATTTGGGCCTGCTGCTCTTACAGGGACTACGAAGGAATCTTGATGGGGCTGCGCGGGGATCAGTTCAAGATGTGGCAATTCTGCAACAGCCCGACTGGTTGACAGTTTGGGCGAACGGTAGTATACTACACACATATTAACAAAGGAGCGAATGATGATCAATCAAGATCTCAAAGTCATAGCAGGCATACAGGAACGCTTGGGTCAGCTGCCCGTGCTGGAAACCCTGATCTACATCGAGAACAACACTGAAGAGTTCACCATCTCAGAGCTGCGTAGTTTCCACAACGTGATGAGCCAGTTCCGCGCTCTGTTCGCGGCAGCATAACGTGGTTGACAGTTTGGGTCTACGAGCATATAATATGGACATGACAACAAGGACTACTCATGCAGACACTCTTAGCCGTTGCGATGATCTTTGCGCCCCCCGTGGTATTCGCAGCCACACTCTTGCTATGATCGCTGCTGCGGCCAAACACTTGGCGCTCATATGTACCCTAGCGGGTGCTGCGGCAACTGCACTGGGACAGGATCCCTTGAACATCCTGCTGCTGAACCTAGGCAGCGTCCTGTACCTATACTGGAGTCTAACCGTACGCGATTGGAACTTGGTAGCTGTGAACGCGGGACTATTGACTATCTATGCTATTGGAGCTATACTAAGACTATGATACAGATCACAGGACTCACACATAGGCAGCGCGAGATCATAGACATACTATGGAACTGCCAAAGCCTAGGACAAGCTGAAGCTGTGCTGGCAGCACTGCCCTATAAGGACGGCTGCGATGGCCGTAGCCTGCTGCAGATCGCTGCGTGGGAATGCACAGAACAAGAACAGGGGCTAGACACATATGCAGATGCTGCTAAGACTGCTATCCGTAACGCTAGCCGCTAGCTGTGCTGCGGGCTGCGCTGTTAGGGATCGTAGAGATGCGCCCTGGGACCCGAGACCGCCTTATCAGTTGACGGATCAGATCCCTGCTTGGTCGGGCGCAGCAGAAAGGATCTGTTCAGGGCACCTCAGAGACGACCAGAAGAGACCCGGCATGACGGATCGGTGTTGAGGTCTCGGTCGGTGAAGGTTCGGCCGATGGGGGTGGGGGGCTATAGTGCGTACAGTGTTGTATTTTTGCAACAGGGGTAGCAAATCACCACCCTGAAAAGAAAAGTACTCCACCCAAATTTTTTGCGCGGCCAAAATTTTATCCCGCTAGGACCCTTTTCTACTCTGTTCTATATACTTGATAGCTCGCTGTAACCGTTCTACATCGTCTGCTAGATTTCCCAAGCCCATGTTGCATTTATGGCATAGCCAACCTCTAAATAGGCCTGTTTCGTGATCATGATCGCAGACCCAGTTTTTTCTACGCAGACTGTGACCCTGCATTTCATCATAGTTTCTTAGACAGATAGCACAGCGATGATCTTTCTCGGGCGGCTTTGCTGACCTTTTAATAGCTCTTAGAGTTCGACTCTGCTGTCTAGCGCATTCTCTGCATTCATAGCGTAGATACCCATGTCGACCGCCGTCTCTGCCAAAAGCCGATTCTGGCTTTTCCACTAGACACATCGCACAAGTTTTAGTTTGTTGTCGCATAGTTATATGATACTATCTTATGGTCTAGGTTGTCAACTCGATAAGTAACAGATGCGCATAGACATCCATTTCCTAATATCTTATACACTGTGGCTGCTAGTGTTCCTAGTCATCATCGCGGTCATGATCCTGCAGTGATCTCTAGATCTGCCTTCCCCAGCTGACTCTTAGCCATAGTCTTTCATGCACATAATGTAACGCTGTCAGCACTATGTTGGCCCAGATCGCTCCTGACCATCCTGCCCATATGGCTGTTACACAGGTAGCTATCACTCTCCATATCACAGCTCTAGCTATGGTTCTCTTGTGTGTTTCTGTCATTTTTTGCCTCCATTAGGTTATTTAAGCTATATACAATCATGCCCTATAGAGAATATGCTGTCTACACTTCGGATCCCAGTCTAGAGCGTGCTCTACGCTTCGCAGAGAGGTATGGTCTACACTACGAAGTGCATCTAAATAGGACACGCATACTAGTGCCGCGCAACACCTTAGAAACACAGTTTTTGCTAGAGTGCGAGGGAGCAGTAGCCGTCATTGAACGAGAAGAATATTATGGATATAGAGGAAATAAGAGGTCGTAAGTACTACTACAGTAGGGAGGAAGATACTTGGTATCCCATGCCCGATAAGCTGGACAACGATCTAAATGCATTCGCCATGTTCATGGCCAAGATTGGGGCGGTCTGTGTTGTATGCTGGCTAGCTATGGAATACTTTGGTCTTACTAGAAGCTAAAAAATCTTACCGCTGTGCGCTTCGCGCTAAATTTTTGCGCTGCTTCGCCGAAAAAAAAATCGCGCGGCTGCGCCTTGACAAACAAGTCAGCATCGTGTATACTAAGACTATGAAAATACGAGTAAAGGATCTGGGTGAGCATCGTTGGCTCTGCTACTGTTGGCCTGCTAACAGTCTAGAACGGCATGAGTTTATACAGTGGTGCCAATCGCATCCTGGAAACTTTTGGATCAGCCGTAACACACATGTCTGGGGCACAGAACCCATAGAAGTGCGTGGCGGCTCTAGATCAGATCAGCTACTACTAGCTATGAGATGGGCAGGAGGACGACATGGACCCGAAAACAGCACTTGATAAGTTAAACGCAGACCTCGCACAGGAACTGCTACCCCCTATGACCGCTGAAGAGCATCGTGAAGCCTATCGTCGGAGATACAGTGTCCAGCCCACGCCCGCTAGCCACCCACACTTATATGATCCCCTAGATCCGCCTGAAGGCTGGGTCTATGATGCGGCCTATGAGTTTTGGTACAAGCTGCCCGATGAACAGGATGTGCGTTGGATCAGTGTGATCACTGCCTTGACTATTGGACTAATGTTTGCGGCCTTTTGGCTAGCGGACTATCTCAGACCTTGAAGCTTTCACCGCAGCCACAACGTGCGGTTTCGTTTGGGTTGGTAAATTCGAAGCCTTCGTTTAGACCCTTCTTGACCCAATCTACTTCTAGCCCTGAGAGATAAACCTGATCTCGGAATGACACCAAGACCACGAACTCGGGCTGTGCGAAGTTGGTCACTCCCTCTTCTGCTGTGTAGGTGTCTACGTATTCTAACACATAGCTCAGTCCTGAGCAGCCACGTGTGTTGGTGCCTATGCGTATGCCCACACCACGGCCACGCTGTTTGAGTAGTTCTTGTATTTTAGTTCGGGCTCGTTCTGTGAACCTAATCACGTTTATACCACGGGGTTGTTGATCAGCTCGATGCGTCCCACCCAGTCCTGTGTGTTTAGGAACTTGTTGAGATTTAGACGATATGCGAAAGCATCAGCGATCTTTTGTGCATATGCAGGATCTGTGACTGGAGGATTTTTTTCCAGATTGAGTTCTCGCTGTAGTTGGTTTTCTTTGAGGCTGTAGGCCAAGATCGCATATTCCATGTTCTGCTCCGTTGTCTAGTATTTAGCTCAGCCAGCTCTGAGCCATTAACTGATCAGATTAAGCTAAGTATCTATATACAACTTTAACAAGGGAATATTATGACTCTAGAACAGATAGTTTGGGCCACGACCGTTTGGCTAGCATTAACTGTGATCACATATAGGCTCACTGGCTTCCGAGAAATCCGTGACTGCTTTAGCATGTTTTTAACTCGTGAATATTGGCAACCTCTCTACAACAAAGTAGAGTTTGCCAGTTGGTTCTGCAAGGCCATAATCATCATTCCAGGTTTGATTTTCGGCATACAGATTTGGTGGTTGTATTTCCTTACTCTGTTTACTAGCCTAACATTGATCTGGGCTTCAAACAAGAAACTGTTGCCCACGTTGGTTAGTTTTAACACCATGTGGGCCTGGCTCAGCTGCATGGTACTAGCACAACATTTGGTAAAATAACATGATAGAAGAAACACGCCAACGTACCATCACAAGGATGGTTACTTATAGGATAACCGCTTGGTTATTTACGATCTTTTGGACTTGGTTGTTTACTGGAGATATTGGCTCAGCCACAGGATTTGCCACAGCACTGCACATCCTGCTCAGCATAGACTACTACATACACGAGCGTATCTGGTTAAAGATACGCTGGGGTCTTACTCGTAGAGATAGTTGACCGTATCGGTGTTTTCGCGATAGGTCTTAGCGCCGTTCTTGTGATGAAACTTACGTGCCATTTCAGTCTTAGGACTTAGTGTCACGTAGGTTTTTACTTCGGGCTGTTCTTGCTTGATTTTAGCCTGCGCTTCTTCGATCAACTGGCGTCCAGCACCTGCAGCATATGACCAAATAGTATAGAACACTGCGGTATTGGTATTGACCACTTTGTCAGCTAGATCTTCTACAGTCGCAGGAATATCAGCTAAGAACTTGACACAGGTCACTGCTAGCGGGTGACCATCATCATCTTTTAATACAAAGATACGGCTGTTTTCGTTGACTCGCTGCTCAGCAGGAATCTCCGGTCTTACCGGATCGTCTTTGATTAAACTTAATAGATTGTCTTGTAGATCAGTGATGATGTGTAACATAGTCGTGCCCCATATATAATTATTATATAGGTATTTATTGACTATGTCAAATTTTTGCTTTCTAGGCTCAGTTCTTGGTCTTCCAACTCACGTATCTTGTCTGTGAGCTTGTCGATGACTCCCAGATTGCGCAGTTTCTTGAACACTAGATTTTCTGTGCTCCATTCACCGGCACGTTCCAATCCTGCCTTGCGCATATTGGTTATACGTTCTTTCATGGACTCGATCTTGTCCAAACTGCCAGAACTTATAGCAGCATCTACATCATGTACTATAGATTCTAGTTTACGCTCTACAGCACTGTCATCAGTTGGTGGCTGTGTCTTGCTGGGTTCTTTGATCCACTGACCATGTGCTACGCTATAGACTCCGGTGCTGTGATGTGCTTCATTTTCGCCCTGCACATAACATTCTACGGGAATACCACGTATGCTGATATTGTGATGTTCTCCCCACAGTGCCTTCTTTGCAGAAAATAACTCACGCATAGCTTCACTGACATCACCGCGGACGATCAAGTGTAGATCTAGATCGCTAAACTTGGTCCACGAATAGTTAGCGTTTGATCCAGTTACAGTATAGTCAACTACGGGTAGATCTACACCGATAAACTCTTCGAACTTTTCTGCTATCTTGATCAACTTGTGTGATACTTCAGGAAGTAGATCACTGCCCGACCAAATCTTGGGATTTAGTTTAGAGTTGACAGTTACAAAATGTCCAGCCTTGAACTCAGAAAGCCTCATTTAAACTCCGTATTTGTTACGTTTTGGCTTGGCCACAGGACTGGTCTTATTAGTGCCTTTGTTCTCTTCGCTTTTGCCGCGAGCAATAAGACCTTTATGATCTGTTGGAATCGTAGCGATCGCTTGGTTAACCATCATCGCTTCTAAGTCGCTGTATGGGAATGCGATATTGTATTTTTCGTACCAGCTAGCTGCATCCATGTCAACAGGTTTTTTACTTTTACCGTCAGCCATAGCCATAGCCATCATCATACGATTTAAGTGATAAACACGGTCATACCCACCCACGTCACGAGTTAGCTGAACGCCGCCGTGTCCTTTGTCAACGAGATCTTTGGGTACATCGCCCGTGACTTTTCCTTCGCTGATAACGTCTTTGATTCTCATATTACTATTTAGCCCATCGCAAATAATAGTCTGTAAGGGCATCATCACGATAAAACTCAGCTACTAGCGTGAGTCTTTCGTTGAGTTTATCTACTACTAGCTGGCAGCGTTCTGGGGGCTGTTTTAGAAGCCAGTTTACCTGATCAGTGCCTATTTCTGCGTGTACTTTAGGCCAGGGTATGTCTATTAGATCTGTTACCCTGTTTTCCCAGTTATAAAGATTGATTCTCTTATTCTTCATCTGAGTTCATGCTACTTAGAATCTCACGCAGCTTCGTGGATTCTACATTGGCACGAACTTTGCCTAGACTAGAACCCTGATCGGGTTCTTCTCTAGGTTGTACTTCCGTCTTACGTTTAATGGAATCAATGATGCTGCTTGCGCCTCTGCTTGTGGCGCCTGAGTGTTCTTGTTCTTCTTCTGGCAGATCTGAAATCTTCAAGCTCTCTAGATTAAACTCTAGATCTACTTTCATACCTACACCACTACTGCTACGTGTTTTCATCAACTGTATCTGATAGCGTCCACGCTCACGCATAGCACGACTTGTAAAGATACCAAACACATTATCTGCTGTCTGGATCTTTGACAGACCGCCCGAAATATGACTATGATCAAACTCTACTTCTTCTACAGCACCACGATTTAACTGTGCGGCAGTTACTAGTATGCAGTTCTTTTCTACAGCCAAATTTCTAAGTTCTTCTGAAACGTACTTGTCTTTGATAAACAGGTCTGCTGGGCTAATCTTCTTGCTAACAGGCATCAATAAGTCTAGATAGTCTACTAGCAGTACATCTACTTTACGTCCTGTTTTGATTTCAAACTCTTTGAGATATGCTCTTAGATCATTAGCAGTCTTTCCACTGGGCATATACTTGATCTGCATAGCGCCAGACTTCTTGCCGATGATCTTGACTTTCATTTCTACGTCATCTAGATCACGGAAAATCTCTTTAGTTGGTATGCCTGTGAGCATGGCATCGATACGCATACTAACAAGTTCTTCTGAAAGTTCTAGTGTCAGGTACACTACATTTAAACCCTGTAGTGCCCAGTTCACACCTAGGTTCGCTAAGAATAAGCTCTTACCTGCACCAGATCCACCCGCAAAGATATTCAACTCTCCACGGTTCATACCACCAAACAATCTCTTATCTAACGTCGGCCAACCTGTAGATATCTGACCATTCTTATCCTTGATACGCATGAGTCGACTTCTAGGATCAGCAAAATAGTCTGTGCCCATGTCCTTGGCTAGACCTATCTGTACTGCCTCTTTGATCATGACTTCTACCTGACCATAGTCATGTTTTTCTAATAGGTCTGCAGAGTTAATGATCGCACGTTCAAGTGCCTTGTGCCTAGTGAACTGCTCGAACTCATCCATGAGCCAATCCATGTGGCCATCTTTGACGTCTTCGGGTTTTTCTAATGAAACATTGCAGGTAGCATTGACCATTGCATAGTCTGGCAACACACTATATTGCTTGGCATATTCGTTGACAAACTCTGCGGCATCTTGTAGTTTCCGATCAAACAATGTGTGGTCAAAGATGCCTTGGCATCTGACGAAAACCTCTGCATCTGCTAGCATCAGTTCTAGGTATAGTTTTTGTACTTCGTATCCGTAATCTTTAATCATAGTTATTATTATATACTCTAGTTAAACACAGGTAAACCATATTTTTGACTCCAACGCTCAGAATCTTCTATGTCGTTTACCATAGGCTCTCCCTTGATATTAAGACTGGTGTTTAACAGCATTGGACAGCCTGTACGTGCATACCATATCTCTAAGAGTCGTCTAAATGGAGATCCGTCTTTTTCAACTGTCTGTACACGAGAAGTCCCGTCAACGTGAACGATAGCAGGATAAAGCTCAGGATTCCTGCACTTAGCGACCATTTGCATATAAGGACTGCGGCCACCAGGGATATCAAAATAATCATTAGATAACTCAGCCAAAACTGCAGGGGCAAAGGGTCTAAATTTTTGTCTTCGTTTAATATCATTTACTCTTTCCTTTATATCATTACCTCTGGGATCTGCAATAAGACTTCTATTGCCTAGTGCTCTAGGTCCAAACTCTGCACGACCCCTAGCTAGTCCACAAATCTTATGTTCTATAAGATAATCGACGATATGTTCTTCAGTAGTGTGATATCCCATATCGTAGCCCAAGAATGGTTCATCCCAATAGGTACCAAACCGCCAAACAGGATGATGTGCCAATACTGCGCCGATAGCTGATCCACTGTCGCCAGGACTAGGATAGATCCATAGTTTATCAAAATATCGATATACTAATCTATTGGCCACACAGTTTAAGGCACAGCCGCCCATGAGAACGAGATTTTCACAATCTACTAACTCTCTTGCTTTCTTTAGCGCAGTCATGAATAATGTTTCATATACTTTCTGCGTGGCAGAAGCTATATCAAAGTTAGCGTCTTCTAAGAGTTCAGGAGCCCAAGTCTTACAGCCTCTATGCAGATTATCTTTAAACTCAAAACGATCAGCATTCCTAATAAAGTCATCGTATACTTTGTTAGTCAGGCTATCATCGCCATACGCTGACATGCCCATTAGGATATATTCTTCTTCATTGGGCTTTAGTCCCACACGTTGCGTCATAGCACTGTACCATAGGCCTATAGAGTTAGGATATCTTTGGCTGTATACCTTCTTAAGTTCTAATCCGTCAGCTTTCCATATCGTTAGTGTTTCAAACTCACCGATAGCATCAATCACGAGAACACAAGCGCGATCAAATGGACTAGTAAAATAACCAGCAGCGGCGTGACTACGATGATGATCAGTGTAACGAATAGGTGCATTGATATTATATGTACTAAGGTACCTCTTGATATTATTTTCTTTTATATTTTCAATCTGTCCTGCAAATAGCTGTCGTATACTTTTCTTTAGCGGGTTCTCATACCAATAGATGCGTCCTGGTTTACCCCATCGTTGTTCTGCGTATGCGATCATAGAATAATCCAGATGCGGATCATTCTTGACACCACTAAATCTTTCGCTTTGGCTAGCGAATGCTAGTTTCTCGTCACAGAATACTGCTAGAGCAGCATCATGACTGTTTGCTGAAATACCCCAAGTAATCATTTGTAAATGAACGGATCCTTATCTTTTAGTCTGGCTACTTTCTTTCTAAAAGCTCTCAGTTCTCTCCATTCACGAAACCACTTTAACCATTTTTTAATCATTTATTTCTCTAGATTGTTTTTAAATTTATTCATAGCCATCGTTATTTTTATCTTGCCTTTTTGAGCTGTTTTGATAGCGTCAACTATGACAAATAGTTTTCCATATTTAAGCACAGCATCTGCAGGATCTTTGACATCAATATCCCAGTTAGGAAACGCCACAGACCAATCATAATCTATGGCTTTCTTTATTAGATTTAGCCCTGCTTCATCTTGATCCGGAATAACGATAACTTCTGCACCCAGGCTGTTTATGATACGTGCCTGCTGATCTGCTATATCATTGGTTAGCAAAGCTACACCTCCTACTGATATAGCATCAAACGGGCCTTCACATACAAAGAGATATTTTTGATCCTCTTCTTGAGAATCGATATTAAAGACAAAATGTGGATGTTGATCAGAAAGATACTTTGGTTTTCCTTCAGTGACCTTACGTGCTGTGTTACCAACAACGACACCATTATAAAAGAATGGAATGATCACACGATTCTCATACCCTGCTTCAGGACTCCAATGATACAAAGGATCAGTTGGATCTAGTCCTCTATTAGTTAGATATTCTACAACTTCTGCTATCTTAATGCCGTACTCTTCAGGCAAACAAGGATGTTCAGCCCACTCTGTTAGTGGAGCACTTCCTTCGGGTAGTTTTTTAGGAGTGAAGCTAACTGCTTCTTTGACTTCGTGTACATAGTCTGGCGCTTCTGTTTTTAATGCTTCAAAGACTAACGTCTTGATATCATCTTCAGTGGCACCGAGCCAACGACATAGAGCTTTTAGTTTTTCTGATATTGGGCGACCCGGTTGCCAACTTGCACTAAACTTGCAGTTGAAACAGTTGAATACTATTCCTTGGTCAAACCTTACTCCACCACGTTTTCGAGTATCTGGACTATGGCCACGATGACCGCAACATGGGGCATTGAAACTAGTCCACCCAGAGGGAGTTGCCTTAGCACGGGGTGGGAGTAGTTTACGGAATGTATCTATTACCAGAGTCATACTTTATTGTATTATCTGTATAATAGTTTGTCAATACGTCCGCCTGTAGTTGGTAACATTGCTGGTGTTACAAAGTAAGTTCGATATCCAATCGGAGAAACGCCAGTCCAATTTACTTGAGCGATTCCGCCAATACCGGTGGTCGATGTTACCGTTAAGAAAAGATCATTGGTAGGAGATGTGCCGCCTAAAGAACGACCGTTAATAACGATTTGATCTCCAGTAGAATAACCTTGGCCTCCGTTATCGATGTCTACGATATAGTTTCCAAGAGTTGTTTGTTGCACGGTAAATGATGCATAGAAACCTTTGTTTGATCCAAAATATAATCTTAACCAAACCCACTTTCCTGTAACATTTTTATAAACTAGTGGTGTGTTTAGTATTTCAAAGTTATTGCCGCCAGGGCTAATAGAACTATCTGGAATATTAACCCATGATGATTCTCCCGGAACTGCACTCTCGTCTAGGCTTCCTTGTATCAATACTTTACCGCTGTAGTTTGTTGAGTAGATTGCTAGGGTATGTAGACTCTGCGGAGTCTCTAGATAATGTCGTGTGTCGATTATACTGCTGACACTATATGCAGGATTATCATATCCAGTGACCCATGGATTGATATAGTTAAACTTTGTTATCTCGAGACTGTCATGTATTTCACCAGCAACATCATTTGATATTTCTAAAGTTCCGCTGGCACCATACTGTGCATCAGTGTACAATGGTGTTCTACTGCTAACTCTGTAGCCGTCGCCTTCTACTTGTCTTATTTCTTGAATGACACTGTAGTTGTACATTCCTGGGTCTAGTGTGGCTAGATCGCTTTCACCTAAGGTGACATATACCTTGCCTGAACTGTTTGCTACAGTCATGCAGTCTTTCTGGACCACTAAATCTCTGGTCTCTCTTCCTACGATGTTAAATACCAAAACAGATCCAGTAATATCGGCGGCTTTTTCGTCGCTGTTACGGACCTGCAGATCGATGCGATTGTCGACACCTCGATATACTTTTAGGTTGCGGTTGTACACTCTACGATACCTCTCTGTTTTCCAGGAAGCTAACGCATTGGTAAAAACATCTATTTTATTTGGATATAAATAAACTGGGTTAAGTTGCATACATTAGCGGACCTTTATAGTATTTATCGATGAGAATAACAGAAAACTTACAAGAAAACTTTCCATTCATAAGTATCCTAACCCACGTAAATCAGGAATACGTGGGGATAATAATCAATCAGGATGCTCAAGTTACCAGCATCTACGATTATTCATCTATTCGCACAGAAGCTGAAAAAGCCAAGTTCTTAGAGCTAGGAGAAGCTTGGTGGTGGGAGTCTAATAGACAAATACCTATCAATATTTTCCTAAACAAAGAAATAATACAGTTTAGGTACGTTATTAGGAACTTTGCTACCAAAGATGTAAAGGTAGTACTAGGGCCATGTACTAGCCTTAATGATATAATCGTTAAACGTATTAAACGTAAATCGATTACTTTGGTGCGAAAAGCACCTTAACTATATCCATAACTGATCTGCTCGCAGATTAGATTCATCTGTACTGCTACAGCAGTGGCATACGCTACAGCGTGGCTCTTCTTGAAATAGTAGTCACCGTTCGTCGGCTTCTTCCATATCTCCGCACCAATCTCGCTCCAGGTCTTCCCTTGTAGGTGCCGTTTGCCCGGGCGTATCAAAGACAAGCACATTGCCAACTCTTCGATACTTCGGGGTTTCATCTGTTTCATCAATGAACTGTGCCCATTTACGTGAAACAGTAAGTCCGTGAATTCTTCTTGTTCCAGTAGATCCCATAGTGGTTCAGTCTCCATCAGTTTCTTGAGATGCTCTTCATCTCGGATGCCTTTGTAGATACTTACATTTAAAAAATCTATTTTAAAATAACCACGTTCCTCTGCTTCTTCATACGGTACTGCACACATACCGTTTTCTGCATTCATAGGTACTTCGTGAAAGTATACTCCTGTATTATGTTTTACAAGAGAACCATCTTCGATTCGACTAGCACGTATATGTTTGAACAACTTTAGTGCTTGGTCTCTATCAACGAAATCTATGTCAATGTCCGGCATGTATTAACTTTTTTCCAACTTTGATTTCCATCAGTAATGTATCCAGTATAACGCTCTCCAGTCTCTAAGTCAACCAATAACCATTTTTCTGGACATTTCGTTTTAACGGTAAGGATTTTTGGTTCCTCAAGTTCTTGAACTTCAGAACCATCTTGTAACTTTCTGGTTTTCATTACTGCAATCTCGTCGTTTCGAATAATAGTAGAGGTAACGTGTCAGCTAAAAACTGTGCATACTCTTCAGCATCTTCTTCGTCTTCGAAGCCACTAAACTTAACATATACATCAGGTGATTCATTGCCAACGACTACTTCGATGTCTAGATCGTCTCTGGAAATAAACTCTTCGTTATCAGCCAGTTCTTCTTCTACTACTTCTTCTTTAGGTCTTTTAGGCATTATAAAATTTTCGCTTCTTTAACAACGTCTTTGATGAGTTCGATATCAGCAGGCAGTGCTTTAAACCTTCGAATCCAGAACTGTGGATCTATAATCGGGCCTATTATTTCTAACTGCTCATCGTTCATCCTAGACAACATCTCTTTCCCCGATTTGGTATTTAACACTAACCAAGGACTTACCAATCCTTCTCGGATATCGTGTGTGGCTCTGTTTAGATTGACGTATTGAAAATAATGCTCCCACGGTGCATTGTTAGCATCACCCCAATCCATCATAGTTTTAATAGATCGCTGTATAGCACCGTCTGCAGGCTCTTTTTTTACTAGTTCGCTAAGGTATTGTTCATAGAGTTCGTCTCGACACCAGTGATCTAGTTTCACTCCACTCTTTACAACAAAATCAATAAACTGTTCAGGATATATAGGCGAGGTATTGATCAGAAAGCTGCCAAACTTAACGAATGCCGTGTAATAAGGACTGGCTTCAAACTCATCAAATGTCTTAGGAGTTTTATTCTTTTGTGCGACTTCATAGAACTTTTGAAACGTGAGAAGACCTGCTTGTACATGCCGTTCATTACGGCTGATGTATCTACGCTTCTGCTCACAAAGGTGAACTACTAAAGTTTTTTCTTTAGCGAATAACTTACCGCAGTGTTCACACTTATAGTTTAAGTCCATTGATTTCTTTTTTATCCCAACCAAGTGTCTCACAGTATTCCTTTATCTCTTTATCTGTAGTGATAGCGGCCAATGCAGAAATATCATCAAGTTTCATATTGGGAAACAGTTCCGATAAAACTTCTTCTTTGCGATTCTTAACTTTCTTTAAAGGAATCCATTCGTGAAAATGTGCTTTCTTAGATTCATGACTACATGCCACTAGAGTAAGCCATTGTAGCTTTGGGTGTGCGCTGATCTCATTCCAGTTCTTGTTGTAGTATTCATTAACTGTTAGGAGATAATGCTCTTGTAGTTCAGAGTTGCTGGTTTTAACACTGCTGATATATCTATTAAGATTGAAGAGGTCGCCTTTGATTTCTTTGCGACCTTCATCAGTGGCGGCATCCCAAAGCTCTTTGATACCCATATCAACAGCAGGTATCATATCTTTGAATAGGTCTACGTGTTTATTCTTGCCCATCTTTCTTACTCAGCTCATATATTATTTTAGCACGATCTAATGCGTCTTGCAAGTTTTTGTTGGTTTTTGCCGCCAATCGTATCTCGTGCCACAGTTGATTTTCTAATACAGTTTCTCTCGCGGTACCTCGAACTCTTGCAGGATTATCTTCAAGTTGCCAGTCATAACCTATCACGATGCGACTGCTAGGATCAGACCCCATCTCTCTGGCATAGACCGTACCACCTTGTCTTTCGTAGATATAAGTTGCGCCCGGTTTTAACGATCCCATCTCAGTTCTCCTTTAAGAGCTTTGGTCATAAAAGTTTCCTTGGAATAGCAACGAAACTCTACTACCGCTTCAGTCGGTCCTGGGTATAGGGCCACGCCATGGTATGCAGGCACGAACCATAGAATTTTTTTCGTGATATGACATTTCTTTGGAAGCCAACAAAACTCTTTTTTCCATGCAGCAGTACGTTCGAACCCATCGTAGTTTTCACCCCAATATCTCCTACTTGTATCTGTGCCTGGTATCATAGTATTTTTTCCAACTGCAATACTTCACTCTGTCTGCTAACTTCTTTGACAAAATATGCACATGGAGGATTTTCTCCATCATGCAATGGTACTGTTAGCAGTTGTCCGTTTTTCATCTTTGGAAAATACCATTTAACATCTTGAAAAATATTTACTATCTCAATCGGATAAAACTCTGCCTTAAAACCTTTTATAGGATTGAAGATCAATGCATCAAACCCTCTTTCGTTGATGCTAGTTAGTGGAAGGACTTCTGGATCTAAGCCGCATTCCTTGTCACCAACTACCATGCACCAATCTAAAGGCATCTGTACTTCATATCCGCCTATGTTTAGTAATATAGCAGGACTATTAAAAGATTCAAGAAAAATCAGCGGCATAAAAAAGAAATCCGGTTCGTTGGGATTACTGTTATCTAGCACACTGAATCTAGTATCTTCATCTACTTCGTCTGGTAGTTCATTCAAATCGAATGATGTGTTGTTTAATGTTAATATTCTCATGTGTTTACCTTTGTAACCGTGAACGGATACTTTGCTTCCTTATAATATTTTTTGCGTTCGGTGAGATGTCGCTTGGCATACTTACAGGTGCTGGTGATGTCCCAGATCTGTACGAAGTCTTTGTCTTCTGCTTTTCTAATGCCTCGCCCAATGCTTTGTATAACGCGGACAAAGCTCTTTCCGGGCTCAATAAGAACCAGATTAAAAATCCTTGGAATATTAATGCCAACAGCGGCCACACCGTAAGTCGCCACAATAACCTTGTCATCACTTGTTTTAACTTCATCATATTCTTCCTTGCGTTCGTCTAGTTTAACAGCACCGCTGATAAAGACAGCATCAGGAATCCTATCAATGAGTTTTTCTCCTGTATCAATGCGATTCACTAATACAAGAGTATTTCCAGTAGACCTAAAACTTTTTATTTTGTCGGCGATCCAGTCTAATCTTTTGCTGTCAGTTACTAACCAAGTATATTCTTCTTGATAGTTCCTAAATACCTGCACATCAGATGTCTGTAATATTTGTATATCTAGTTTTGCTAGAACATCTTTTTGCTGGAGATCGTGTGCTGTGACTTGATTGATTACTGGACCTATACTGGCCAAAACACTTTGAAACTCCCACTTTTCTTTAGGAATGGTTCCTGTTAACCCCCAACGTATTCCGCAGTTACGGAAGTTCTGAGTTAACAGTTTTGTCAGCACATCTGCCTTAGCCTGATGTACCTCGTCGACTATGACAGCCACGACTCCTTCGCAGAACTCTGCTAGTGTTAGGCTTTCTTCGTCATAGCTTTTCTTATCTAGCACATTGAGACTTTGCCATGTGCATACTGTGTGTGTCCTATTGAGTTCTTTCCTATCGCCGAAATAAACACCGACATCTAAGCCGAGATTTTTGTAGTCCGCTTCAGTTTGTTCAACAAGCGATTTGTTCGGAACAATAACCATCGTACGACCATATACCTCACAAAGATGCGATAACGTCGCAGTAGTAATCGTTTTGCCTGCACCTGTAGCTACCTCCTGTAGTGATTGCGGGTTCTCTAAAAACTTATTGACTACGTCATATTGATAATCACGAAGTACAATAGGTTCTCCGGCAAACTGATGACCTTCTGGCCATGTTTTGCCTTGCTTTGACCAATAATCATCACCGATAAGATCAAACTTAAAATCGTGTGATACACGTTGGTCTTCTACTTCTATATCGTAACCCGAATCCTCGATTATAGGAAGTATTACATCAAGATGCGCTAGATATCCGTTTCCACCGATACCAAAAAATGTTTTTGTTCCATCCCAGCGACCTAACTTATAGGCGGGCATGTGTCGAGCGTATGGTAGGTCGAACTTTAACTTGTTTACAATCTTTCGCCGTGTCTCAACAGCCAGACCTTCAAACTTAATATTAACTTCGTCTTTTATTATTAGTTTACAGTTCGACAATTTTCTTATTCCTCGATCTAGTAGGTTTTATATCGCCCACATAAATCACACAAGGATGAGAATCAATCCAGTCTCGTGTGATGGGTCCAGGTGAAGGATACAAACCATTACTAGCTAATAGTGTAACATGTTTTGTTTCTTTAAACAACCACTTTGCCGGCTTTCCTTTGAAGATTAAAATGTTTCCACCTTCAACGGGTCCGCCTACATTGGCATCTTTGATCCATTGATTGAATCCGTCATCGATAGTTTTATCTTGCCTAAAACAAACACGTACCTTGGTGATGTCATGCCCCATGTCATTGACCGTTTTAACAAAATCTTTGACCCATTCTATTTCATTACTATTAGGATCCAAAAGAATAGCGACACGATCGTCGATATGATAGCAGAGATCTATAAACTCCTGCACATTTTTAATCCAAAAATGATTTTCTTCTGAGCTGGCGATCTTGTATAAAAGATTATCTGAAGCAATACGATTGCCAGGTTTATAAGGAATACCCATAGATTTCGCCAGCATTAAATCAGAAGGTAATCTATCTGTTCGAAGATTGACAAAATGATTGGATGCGTCATCAGAGACATTTTTCAATCTAATATGTCCACCATCCCAATAACAGTAAGGAACAACATCGTCTTGATTTTGCCATATTTCTTCGACTTCTCCCATGGCTATCATGAAAGTTTCATCTATTTCAAAACCATGCTTTGAAACAAAATCAAAAATGTGTATAAGGTTTGTGTCGTATAAAGGAACACGTCTTACCTTGGCATCATGGTCCCATTGGCTACTAGTAGTTTCGGCATTTTTTCCTTCAAATTCTTCCTCAAATTCCTTCTTGAGTTGGTACGGAAACTTCAGGCATACATCGATGCGACCTTGATCATTTTTTTCAACATAGACTCTTTTAGAGTAGTCGATGACTCGGAATGCATTTTTCCATTTGTGGGGTTGTGTCAATATCGGTCGATAATCAAAACCCACGTTGGCCGACAAATTTTTGTGTTTTTCTAGGATTTTTATGATGTAGTTGGCTTGGGCCTGAGTCAGTCCTTTACCGCCATAGATAGCATTATAAAAACTGTGGCAGGCCGACTGGTCCTGAGACGCGATGGCAACACTCTTCCTAGAAAAGGTATCGAAAAATTCTAAGAAAACGTCTTCGATGAAATCAGATTTTAGCATTTTTTAAGTATAGCGTAATAAAATCTGAAAGTCAAGACCTAATATATTTTTCTAACCTTTTTAATGGAAGACCTTCTCTGAGTTCTTCGACTAGATACTCTGTATGGCAAATCTTCGTAAACCATGTTGACCGGTCAGGCAGTGAAATTTCCTCAATTTTTTCGAAATTTCCACTCATGTCTGCAGCCAGACTTGATCGGTCACAGATTACCGGGACACCATTGATGACTGCCTGTATGGAGGGTCCGCTACAGAAGTTGACGATGCAATGATAGTTGAAATCAAAATCAAAATCATCATATGTGCCGACCAGTTTTTTTGGTGGAATCAGGGTAAAATTCTGGTTTGGTGTTATAGACTGTGACCTGGGATGTGGTCTTACTACTACATGACGATCAGTGTATCTTTTTATTTCATTTACAGTTTCATTGACCCACACGTTCATCGGAGGATTGGTTTCCCATTGGAGGCTGCGGTCATGTTGACAGGCTATTAAAATCTCGTTTCTTCTGAAATTTTGAAGGGGTTTAAGGTCGATACCCAGTTTTTTTGGTCTATCCTGATCTAGGTCTTCAGTATGACCGAAGATGCCATAGGCGTTGATGTGATTCAGACCGATCTTCCATGTTTTGTTGCGTATCAACGAACCTACTTCGATAATGATTACCGGTCTTTGTATCCTACGACACTCCTCATAGACTGTTTTATTGGCCTGCATACGTCCATTCCAAAGCACAGACCATATAACAGAAACATCCTCGTTATGATCAACCACTTCATGACCGATTTTTTTAACACCTTCTTCAAAAGCATCAAAAATATCCTTGCTGTTAAGAGCACCGTGTTCGCGGTACAACTTAATCTTCATAAGATTCTTCCTCTTCTATGCTATTGAGTATGGTTTCGTTATTAATACCGTCCTTGGCTCCTGCTTTGTAGTGTTGTATGTAAGGAGCCATGACACTTCTTGGTATAGGGGTCTTATGTTTTTGACCAGGGTTCAACTCAAACATCGCTGCTCCCTTCTCTTCTAGTTCGGCCACAACGGCTCCATAGACCTCGCCATCATAAAATCTCCTAAGATTATATCCCAAATCCTTGGTATAGTATTTTTTATAGATTTTAGCAAACTCTGGAAACATTCTATGTGTTTTGTTTAAGATAAAAAATCCTGTTTCACAGCTGAAGCTAACCCTGTCAGGATTTTCTTCGCTGGGCCATGGGTGTTTTACTCCGTAATGTGTACTAAGTGTTTCTGGATTACTGAGTAAATCTAGTAGTTGTACACTCATGTCTCTTTTTGTTGCTACATCAGCGTCTAACCATATCAATCGATCGCAAGGGATGTTGTCAAATGCCCATATGATCGGAAAAGCCTTTTTGCTAAACTGTATGACCTTGGAGTTTTCTGTCCTTGAGACAAAATCTGTGTATTCTGCACCTAAAACTTTCCAGTTTATATAGTTTACTTTCTTATATTTTTGAGGCTTAACCATGTCTTCATTGAAAACATGTAGTGTGATGTCGTCGGGCCAGAATCTAGAAAATGTTTCTAGGCAAGCTCGACCACAATGGTCAAAATATTCTTGATTTAGTGAAGTGATAACGGCATAATGTGTCATATATTCATCCAATATGGTTCTGTTCTGTTTACTAATAGATCTTTTGAATGAGATCTTCCAAGATCTTTCCTTGCACCTTTCAAATGATCAAGATATGCTCCCCATTCTGTGTTAATAAGTGGATGTCCCTCTCCAGTTACGATATTGCTAGACCAATCTAACTCATTTAATACTACGTTTCTTCGAACAGCATCAAAAACAAAACTATCATGCCATTCTTCTAAGGTAAAAATACCTAATTCTGCGCAATCGTACATCCATTGAAACTTTTCTAGAAAAACTTTGATCGCCGGGGACCTTAGATTCAAAGAGTACAGTCCACATTCGCTGAATTTTCTCTGTCTTCCAAGAAAACAAAGGTCTTTATCGGCAGGTATAAGACGCTGTATTGTTTCCATGGTGATTTTACTGTGACAATATGTGTCAGCATCCATCCAAATTAAGATATCTGCATCAGTTTCCCTGGCACAATGAAAAATCGCATAAACTTTGTGTGCAAATCGCACAGCATCCCATTTAAACCCCTTGCCGGCATCTTTTCTCTTGCTACGAACTGGGTCATTGCTGACATCTCCGTTGGCTTTTGGAACATTTTTCCATTTTTCCTTGAATGCCATTAGCTCTGGTATTTCTTCTAGACGTTTCAATGTTGTTTGTTGATGGTCATGAACAATACAGTTACAAAGTTCTGGATATAAATGAAGCTTAACTTCTTTTGGCCAAGTTTTGTCAAAGCTGTCTATCATACGTTGGCCATACTTTGCTCGGCCAGCATCATTAAATGTTGTAACTACCGCATATTTTGTCATAGGTACTCTCTTATTACTTGCCAAGCTTCACCAGATTCGAGATCTCGGAAGCTGAAATGGCTCATACTGGTTTTTCTTATCCAATGTTCTCTATCTGGCATCCAAGGATCTTCGATATTTTCTAATGTTGTGTTGGCAACTTCAAATGCTTGACTATTTTCTGGAGTGGGATCCGTGACAAATACAGGAACTCCTTCGATAACGGCAGCAACACCAGGACTGCTATTGTATGTGATCACCGCCCAAGCATTATGAAGGTCATCTAGAAATAAACTATTTCTGCTAATCATGACTCCTGGGCGATTTAGCTTCAAATAATCTTTACTTCTTCTATCTCCAGGATGCGCTCTCACGATAATAAGACGTTTGCTGCGTTTTTGTATTTCATCAATAGTTTGATGTAACCATTGCATGACATTTAGCCCACGCATTGACCACCCACCGTCTCTCTGTAGACATATTAATATATGTTGACCTTGTTGTCTCCACGGTCTTAGATCGATCTTCAAATCTCTCTTGATCTTATTCCATTGTATATCTGTAACATGTTTATTAAAATAACATCCAGTAGTTGGAAAAACACCATCGAGACTGAATCTCAAATATTGATTAGCATTTTCAATATCTCTATAAAGAAAAAGATTACTATCTACAGCTAAAGTATGTTTACCATGCTGTTGTTGTTTTTCTATAACATGTTTTCTAAATGCTAGATGCGGTGTACCTTGACTTCCTTCATGCACCCATCCTTGTATGACTCCAAGGTCAGTGACTAGGTGTTTAGGTTCCCATACTTCTATAACAGCATCTTTACTTTTTCTTACACCTTCAGCAAATAAACGTAATACTTCTGTTTTTTCTGATTTGGTATTATTTCTAGGAATACCTGCGTAATATACAGCTACAGTTTTACTCATTAGTCACCATCCTCATGGCTGTTCCGTCTTTCATTTCTCTGATATGAAACTGACCATAAGCTAAATGACAAGCCCATTCATATCTATTTTCTGCATACAACGGAGTTTCTATCATCGAAAGATCTTTTAAACAGACAGGACTAGCGGCATGCGTAGGCGCAAGTACGAAACTAGGTATTCCATAAAAGACAGCTTCAGTAGCAGCATTACTGTTAAATGTTACTAGTGCAAACACATCATCATCTAATGCCTGTTGCAATGTATTAGATAATACTCTGTCTTCTCTCCTTGGAGCTCTTTTTCTTATCTCTATCGGTCTGTCTGTATATTTTTTTATTTGTTCGATTGTCTCTTTAGTCCATGTATCTAAATCTGTGTCGTAAAACCTACAGGGTTTTTCATCAGGCAAAGCCACTAATATTTTTCGACCTGTCTTCTTCCACGGTGAAATTTCTTTATTGAATATTTTAAATCTATCGTCGGGTCTTGGTATAAGATCATTGTGTTGTAGATCGTTCTTGACTATCCTATGCCATTCTTTCCATCTACGGTTTCCGAAATAACCTGTGTCAACATAGTAAAAATCTCTGCCATCTTCCCAACAACGACGCATTATTTTATACTTGAGAATTCCACGTATAACAATAGGATCAGTGCTATCACTGTAAGCAAAAGAGGCGGTATCAGTAGGAGTACTACCGGATCCATGTGCAAGCATATTGACATATTCGTCTTGGCCGTCTTTACTTAGGAAGATCATATTGCTGACAATATTCTGTGAGTATACGTTCTCGGTGCCAATCGCTGCCCATCGGAGTATCGGCATATTGATAAAAACTAGGAGTACCTAATGTATAGTGTAAGAGTTTAGCGTTTGGGTTAGGACCATACTCGTCCGGTAACCAGTTCCACTCTTTAGGTAGCTCTCCGATCCTCTCATCATTTATCCACGAAAATCTATGAAGGACAGATCCTGGCGAATTCTGTACAAACTCTGGAGTAAGTTTTCTATTAGGGAAAGTAGAACAGTTCCATAGGATGACACTAGACCAGTTTTTTCTTGGATAGTCTTCATTCTTGCTTCCTAGATATTTTTTATCAGATTTAGTCTTATAGTCATGTTTTACAACCATGACATCTTTATCCATTTGTCGCAGTTCCCACAACTCGTTAATATCAGCCCTTACGATCATATCACCGTCAATAAAAATAGCCCATCCTTGCCAACGCATTAGATAAGGTACTAAAAATCTCGAGTATATGAATGTATTGCTACCATCAGTGTGTGTTTCTGTATAATCTTTGAATAGATTCAACGCTACAGGAATAATAGAAACTGGTTTACTAGAGTTTCTAATAATACTGTTTACACAGGTATGATATGCAATAGCCTCTCTAGGATCATAACCTATAAAGACCGGGATGATATCAGTCATTGTCTTTCAATGTCCTCTTCTTGGCATTTTTCGCCGTATTGTATTTCTACTATTTTACAAGGAACTTCGTAAGGATTGGTTAGTTGATGCCATTCACCTGCTGGTACTTTATATTCTAGATGTTCTTTTAACAAAGTAGGAGGAAGAGCATAACCGCCTGCCATTTTTGAGTTTACTACACACGCACCTTGGCTAACGATCCAGTATTCTGATCTATGCTTATGTCTTTGCATACTAAGGCTATGCCCCGGCTCAACAGTCAACTCTTTGACTTTCATTCCTGGCACATCGTGAAGAACTCTATAGTACCCCCACGGACGTTTGGTCTTAGGTGCTTTCCATTCTTCTAAGATCCAGCTACTTGAGTTTGATTTGTTAAAACCGCCAGTGCCAAACACAAATGATAGATTATCATCAGCGAAATCCATTTCTGGAATATTCTTATCAGTTCTATCTCCGCCATTGGCAAAAATGATTTGATCACTAGGATAACTTTGTCTAACCATATGTATTGCATGTTTGGCTGTGTTATCACTGTCGTCAAAATCAATGACGAAATCTACTCCAACAATATTTCGTACGACGTTGGCTCGTTCCATGTAAGGCATAAAAGCTCGGCCCTTTTTGCGTGTTAACCAGTCATCGCTGTTAACACCGACGACTAGAATATCTCCAAGCTTCTTGGCTTCTTTAATATATGAAAGGTGGCCAGAGTGGAGCGGATCGAAGCCACCAGTAATAAGTACAATCTTTTTCATACAGATATTTATGTGCGTAGATTATGTGCTAAATATCATATGAACTATAAAACTTCCATAAGAAACTTTGACAACAAAGATTGGGTTTGGCCCGAAAGAGATATCGTTGCATGGAGGTATCTAACTAGAGAAGATCATTATAATCTTCCTATAAATGTTTCTAATCTAGTAAAAAATCGCAATATAGTTGTACAGGCCGGAGGGCACTGTGGACTATATCCAAACAAATATGCTAGTTTGTTTAAAAAAGTCTATACATTCGAACCTCACCCTGAAAACTTTTATTGTTTAGATCAAAACATACAACAAGATAACGTTGTTAAAAATAATCTTGCTCTAGGCGAAAAAGAGTCAATGATAAGCCTGGGTGAACCTCTTACTAAAAAGAAAAACAATACCGGCGGCTACACTGTTTCTGGAAAGGGTAATATAAAACTTATTTCTTTAGATAGTTTAGATATAGAGGGTTGTGATTTATTACATTTAGATCTAGAAGGATTCGAATGGTTTGCTCTTAAAGGTGCTGTAAACTTAATCAACAAGTATAGACCGTTGATTGTGTTAGAAACCAACGACTATTGTGAAATGCACGGGTATACAGTTGTTGAAATGGAACAATGGATAGTCAGCGAACTGAAATATAAAATTATTGATAAGTGGGAACACGATACTGTTTATGCACCAGAATAATATCATTTGGGTTACATCTATAAACCAAAAAATCTATAAACAATACGCACACGAATATCTCCCAACATGGAAAAACCTTCCTGGCAAAAAACTTTGTTTCTTAGATGAACCTATAGAAAACTTTTTATCTGATTTTGAAACACATCCTACAGATGTTTGTTTAAAAAATACTAAACAGCCAGAAAAATATTTTGAAGTATATGGAACTAAAAGAAAACCTATCAAATGGTATCTAAAGTCCAGAGTCACTTCTTACATGTTGGAAAATGTAACTGCTGACTACCTCATTTGGTTAGACGCTGATGTAGAAGTCTTGCAACCTATGGATATAGAAAAGTTCTTACCTAGAACAGAACTACTATCGACGATTTATAAACCAGAAGGACTTGATTCTGGATTCGTTTGCTTTAATACCAAACATGCAGATTACAAACAGTTTGTTCGAGAATATTCAGATGCTTGGTATAATGACATGATACTAGAATCGAAACATCCCGGTGATGCTCATATACTAGAGATACTAAACAAAAAGTATCAGTACAGAAACTTATTCTTAGGAAAAGTTATTAAAGGAAAGGCTCATGTAGATTTTTACGATACAGAGGTAGAGCCATACTTACTGCACCATGTGGGTGTCACAAAAGAAAAAATCTCGGTCTAAAACCAAAACTATTCATAATGTGCATATCTGCACAGGTACGTTTTCTTTCGTGTGGATTATATGTTCTAACTGGTAGTGTAGTACATATATCAGAGATCTTTATGGAAATGCCAGTACCTATATCAACTGGTCCTGTAAAATCATTGTTTAATAAAATATTGACAGCTTCACAGACATCGTCAACGTGTACAAAGTCACGTTCATGATCCGTGACATACTCTAGTGTTCCATTTCTAAGTCTATCAAAAAACATATCTCGCCCAGTGTCTGCACCGTAGACGGTATGGAATCTCATCCAGCAAACATTATCGTGTGGAATCTTTTCCATGACATGCTTAGTAGCAGCATAGGGATTCAAATGAGGTTCATATTGGCTGCTAGAGCTTGCAACTAAGACCCTCTTATTGCTGTAGTGCAGTAAAACTCGTCTAGTACCGTCTACATTTACTTTCCAGTACTCGTGTGGCGAGTCTAGACTAGCCCGAACGCCTGTTTTTGCAGCTAGATGAATAACTGCGTCACACTCAGGAAGATCACAAGTAAGGATGTCTTGGCCTTCTTTGATATCGAGGCCAATGACAGTATGTCCTTTTTGTTCTAAATAGGGCTTAAGATTACCGCCAACAAAGCCAAGATGCCCAGTTAATACTATTTTCATAGTGTTGCATCTTCAAGTCCAGCAGTACGTAGCTTCACGATGTTAGATATCTGCCACTGCTTGATATCTAAGGCTTTGATAACGCCCAGCCATTTGTTTCTTAGCAAGGCGAAATCATTGATGATTTTTTCAAAGTCAACGACATCAGACTCACCCTCTACAAACTTTTCACAGTCTCTAGAGGATAGGCTGCGTTGATAGTTTTCAAGATATTTACGGAAATGCTGACTGCGTAAACGACGTAGTTCAATGTTTAGATATTCTAAAATCGCTTCGATCTCTTGTAGTTGATTGAAACGATTTTCCACAATACCAGGCATATTAGCAGCAGCTCGTTCAAGGTTTCCCGCTATGCGAGCGTCAGTCTTTGCTGCCAATAACTCGGCTTCATAATATGCCACGGCGTCTGGAATATTAGAAATATCTTTTGAAACTCGATCGTACCAGTTCATTAATCCTCGTCTTCGTATCTATCGTAGTCGTCTTCTTCGTGATATTGTTCACCGTCAGTGGCATATTCGATAGCATCGTCGAGGTATGGGTCAATACCCATCAACCGATCTAGAACGCTTTCTTTAATGCCATGATCGACTAGTGTACTAACAAAGTCTTCAGCTACGGTTTTTTTCTGCTTATCGGGAATGTGGTCAACAATGACGCTCCACAGATCGGCGATTAGGTCTTCCTTCATTAACTGGCCTCCGTTTCAGGTTCAACTGTAGTAGTTATCTCTGAATCGGATTTTTCGCCATGTTTTGAAATGTCTTCCATCATCCTATCTAGTCCATTGTTTTCGTTGCGTTCCCATGCCTTACGAAACTGTTTGATGATCTCACCATCAGCAGTTACATATACAAGACTATTTCCTTCTTTCTTAAGCATCCCTTTAGCTTCAAACAAGTCGACCAGTCCACTATATGGATTCATACCTGTCTCATAAGGAATCTTTACTTGTACACTTTCAAAAGGCTTTGCATAACGAGTTTTCATGATCTTGCAGGCAGCACGGATACCACGTACTTCTGAGATCTTATTGCCATCGTCATCTTCTTTTAGTTTGAGTTTTTTCATAGCAACAACGATACTTGATGCATAGATAAAACCTTGGCCACCACTAATCTTATCGTCTGGATCAAACATATCTTGGCTTGCATAGGTATGGTTTGTAGCTACTAGGCCAATGTTTAGACTACCAAACATATTAACACAGTTTCGCACAAGTGCTGTCAATGCCTTGGGCTTACGACCCATATCACCTTTCAAATCACCTGCTTCGAACTGGTTAACATCCGTTGGAGTCAACAACATACCTAATGAGTCAAGCACAAAAAGTACCTTAGGACGA